GGGATCCTTTTCAGGTAACTCGAATTTGTAATGACCTCCTCGCCTGGATTCCTGCCAGTACAATATCCAGAACATTTGGTTCTCCCGAAGCGCCTGAATGATACTTTCATTACCGCTCCAGCCTCCTGTGTGTAGCGTTAAAACATTTTTTTCCATGGAAACATATTCCGGCCACTTCCACCCTTCAAGAACCGCATTAACCAACTCATATGGATCACCCTGAATTACATCGTATGCCGCCACTTGGTCCAAAAACCCATCAGTCGGGTAGCCATCTTTATCAAATGTCGCTTCCATTTTTTCCATCACCATCCTCCATCACCCTGCGGGGAGGGCTTTAAGTCGTTTCGTTTCTGGGAGCACCTTCGGCTCTGGACCCGGTATTTTGGCAAAGTCACCCGGGATGCCGGTGACGAGAAACGGTTTAGGAATGTAGTCATAAAACCCCTTCATTTCGTTATCATGCTCATAATCCCCGATGAAATACTCTGGGTGCCTGATCTTGTTGCGTGAGGCTGCCTTGTATGCCGCAACAAACTCTTTTTGCCGCCATTGCTCCTGTTCAAATCGCCAATCCAGATCACGTACCGCCCTCCAGCCCCCTGTCCAGACCACCAGGGCGCCCATGAGCACAGGATCATCAAAGGCAACCGAGTTTCCATGCCCGACATATTCCATGGCCCACAAGAGTTTTCGCCAAGCGAGTAGGGCTTGGTCTTCAATGCTTCCCCCGGCTAGGTCGATTATTTCCGCCGGCAAAGGGAAGGTGCCGGTTATCTTCCGGGTTTTGACTATCTCTGAGCACGCCTGACTGACCTGCTCAATGGATAAGTGCTTGAGGGCCTGAAAATATATCTCGGTCTTGGCCTCTGACGGAACCTTCTCGAAAACCTCACCCATAGCCATCATTAACTCTACAAATCGCCGCTTATCTTTCTTTTCCATCCTTTGCCTCCTGCTTGGCTAACCACTCCTGAGGTCCGGCCATGCGCTGCGCTTGAAGTCCTTGGGCTTTGGTTCCTGAATATTTCCCGTCCATGATTTCCTCAGAGCGTTCAATGACAAAATCAAGAGTTGCCTTCCATCCACGGTCGTTTTCTCCCAGGAGAAAGGGTCTTTGTGATAGCAGGGAGATAAGTTGGGTCCACCAATTTCTATCCTTGTGGCGGTTGACGTTGGCTGTGAGTTTTTTCAGTTTGGCTGTGGGTCTGCTAAAAGGTAGGTTGACTCTAGACAGCGTATGAGGTGCTAATTCGTTCCAGATTTTAGCTACGGTCTGAATCGAAAAATGATTTCTGGATGGTCGAGCGGCGTCAGCCGGTTGACAAGGTACGCTAGTACCTAAGTTACTCTCCTCTCCTTTACTCTCCTCTCCTTTTCTTTGTGTATTTCTGACGTAAGAAATACCTTTGCTTGTGATTTTCTTGCGCTTTAAATCTGGCTTCTTGGGAATATCTACTATGCGATTTCGGTATGCATCGCTTACTCCGTCAACAAAGTTTTGGGACCAAATGACCCTATCTGATCTCCATAATTCTGTGTCAATAGCCCCTAAAGTGGCTAATAAATTTAAAACTTCTTCAAAGAATTTCAGGTCTTTAGGTATTACTGACGTAAGAAATTCCCAAGTAACCTCATTTTCACAGTCTAAATAGTGGCCCTCGGTATCTCCCAGGATCTCCAAAAGCTTCCACCAGAAAGCATACCCATATATGCCGTGTTTCCTCTCCAGGATCTCCATTGTCTTTGTGTGACGACAATAGTGCGGGAAATAGTCAACCTTCTGCTTCTTAGGTCTGCCAGCCATCATCCACTCACGAATTTTTCATGCTTTGCGGGTCAATTTCATCCCAGCGTTCAGTTTCATACCGTTCGCTTTCGCCGTCGGCGAACCCTTTAAGCCATGCCGCCCGGCGGGGTTTGTCGTGGAACTGGCAATCATCGGGAGTCTTCCTGCCTGCCTTGCCAGCCCGCCGGCCCATGATGTAAAAATGGGAGTAGTCTTTCACTTAGTCCACCTAACCCTGGGTATTGGCATCACCAGCACGTGAGGGGATAGAGCCTGGAGCCGGTCCCGGTGCCGCCGGCAGGAATAGATCGGTTTGCCAGCACGGGAGTAGCCTCTCCAGGTAGCGTTGCGGCTGTCACACCAGGCGCATTTCATTTCGCCTCCCACCCCAGCGCCTTTTCGATGGCTTTTACAAACCCAATCAAGGTATTGCTGTCAACCATCCGGCCCATTTCTTGGAGATCGTAACCCAGGTTTCCCAATTCAGGTTTCCGTTGTTCCAGCACACTCCGCAGTTCCGCTACCTGGTCCTCAAGTCGCTCATTATCATTCCGGTATGCCTCAACTCCGTATCCCAATTGCATATTTTCTGTTTCCAACTCCTCCACCTGGGCCTGGAGGTTGGCGATTTCATGTTGCAACTCGGCGTTCTCTAAAATAAGATCAGCGGTTGGTGTCAATAGCATTCTCAAAATCCCCCTTACTTTCTCGTCAGTTCTACCAGTTGTCCCTCTGTAAATTTGGCATTGTATTCATACCAAACATAATCACTATCGGAATTTACGTCACCGATATATGTATAAAAGTTGAGAATACCATGAAAATCCATGTCAATATCAGCAACAGGTATATTTCTTTGTGAGCCTATTAAAGAGAACAAACCATCTTCATCCCATTCTGGTTTTCCCCAATAGGGCCTCTCTTCTTTTGGAACCTCTACTGTTTTCGTCTTGTGATAAATCAATCTACCTTCATTGGAAATGGTGTAGGTGTCCATGAGATTATTAAAATCTTTAGTTTGAAAAGAGTGATGTTGTACCTCAGTGTCTGGTACAGGGTATTCACATTTAATATAATCAAACATTCCCATAATCATTCCTTCGGGGTCGAGTTGGGGGTTAGGGTGTTAATCTCAGGGGAGCATCCAGGCGCGCTTTGTGTTCTCCGGGGAGCATGGGGGGGCACCTGGAGGCACAAAGGCTCCGGTAAATGTGCATGATTAGTGAAGGTAGAATGTAGGCGAGAGTCCTTGGGAGCAGGAGGTCGGCGGTTCAAATCCGCCCGTCCCGACCAGATTTCAGGGGTTCTTACTAAAAGCCAGGGGAGCCTGTTAGGGGAGCTTTGGTAAAAATATCGCCCTCCAGGGTCGCCAAAGCATCCCTTGATGCCTGGTCCACCACCTGGAGGTAACGCTCGGTTGTTGCCTTGTTCTGGTGCCTCAGAAGCTTGCTTACTTGAGCCACCCCGACTTTTTCTCTGTCGTGCAGGAGGCTGGCTACATAGTGACGAATCGCATGAAAGCCGAAGTGTCTCACCCCGGCCCGTTTGCAGATGGTTTTCATCAGTTTGGGGCGCCGCATGTATCGGTTGCCTGTTTTGGGATTGAGGAAAACCCAGGAATCCTGCACCCTGTCTCGCCAAAGGCCATGTAACGTGATGTAACAGACTTCGTTCATCGGCAGGGTATCCCCCTGCCAACTCCCGTCCCGGCGCTTCCTGGTCCACAGAGTGACCGTACGTTCTTCGAAGTTCACGTCCTCCCACCTGAGCCTCAATATCTCGTCCAGGCGACCTAAGGTATGGTAGAGCACCAAGAGAAAGGGCCGATGCTCCCCCGCCGCCAGAAATATTTTCGCCATTTCTTCCGGCGTGGGTATCGCCCTCACAAAGCGGGGCTCGGGGAGCTTTGCTAAGAAAGCGCATGGATCGGATACAATGAATCTTCGCTTATAGGCCCACCGAAGTAGGGTGCAGAGATCCTTTCGATGGCGGTTAGCATTGATATTGCTATGGCGCGTTTGTAAATACGATTCGAGGACCGGGAGAGAAAGTCGCTCAACTGGCAGATTCCCGGCGAAGGCGATAAAGGACCGAAAAACAAAGCGTTTATATTTCCACGTCTTGGGGGTATGCCGCCGTTCCGACCACCGCAGATACTCATTCGCTATCTCCAAGAAGGTTAAACGGGTCGGCTGACTGCCCTTCTTTTTTACCTCTGCCTTGTGCCTTGATTCCTCGGCACGGGCCTCGGCCTTGGTTTTGTAGGTGGGAGGCTGCCCCCGGGTTGCGGTGTTGTAATATCTCTGGCCCCGGTAAACGAACCGATACCTCCAGCCCCGGCCCTTTTCCTTCCAAACTGGCATTTATCCGGTCCCTCCTGAACCTTAGCTTGCGAATGCCCGCCGGGTAAAATCCCCCCAAACGGTGCTTATGCTTATAGACACATCTCAAGCTGATTTGCAAGAGGCTCGCAACCTCTGCCGGGGTCAGGAGGGGGTGGGTCAAAACAAATCTCCCTGTAACATTTCCCGGGGGCGCAGGCGCCAGGTATGGACCTTTTTCCCCCAAGATCCCATGACCATGTGCGTGGTCTTATCTAAAAAGCCGTCATCGGTTAAATTGGTTATGGCTCTTTGCACAGAAGTATATGGAGCGTTAGGAAGGACTAGTCGGTTGATTTCTTCTCGAGAGTAAAGCCTGCTCGGATTGGCCTGAAAAAATAACAGTATGGTCTCCTGTTGCTTGCGGGCCTGGATACGGGAGGACCGCAATTCTGCGCCCCTCTCCCGGTTGGTGTTGTAGTAGTCCCGGCTAAACTGGTCCTGAACCTCGTTCATTTTCCTTTCATCTTCTCCAAGGCCCCGAGAATGTCCCGGAGAGCCGCAATGGTGTCCTCGACGTTTCCGTTCAATTGAATGGATACCCTTCCGAACATAGCGTTCAGTTCGTCAAGGATGGTCAGGTCGCCGGATTCTTCAAGAAGTTGTGGTAGGTAACAGAGGGGGAAATTGCGCTCGTGGTCCTGGGGAGATAGCCACTTATAAACCACGGTAGGGTTTCTGCCCAAGACTTTAGCCAGGGCTTCAACCGCAAGATTAGAGCGCAAAACGGTCTTTTGAACCCAATGGCCACCCTCTTGCTCGGGGGCTCGCTTAAACTCTCTTAATTTCGCTTTGTCCAAAGCTGTCCACCTCTGGGAAAGTCTGTCCAAAAAGCCCTTAAAATTTTTTGAAAATTCGCTTGATAAGGTTTAAGGTGGGAAATTAGAATATTACGCAGGAGGTCTACCCATGATTCAACAACTTCATGTGATAACGCCGGCGCAAGAGGCCATGGGACGGGCGATAACCATGCTGCCCTATCTAGAGGGAGTGGTAATTGCCGCGGTGATCTCATGGGCCGCTCTGGTATGGGTCCGCATCTGGCGGGAGTGGAAGGGGTAGGCATTAGGTCGGCCACAGGTCGGGGCGGAAATAACCCGCCGGTATCCCTGTGATTTGAGAAAGCAGCAAGGATAGAGCCGGTCCAGGCTGTCTTTGCCCGTTGAGGATAAACCCAATATAGGTTGGGGTGCGGTTGACTTCCTTAGCTAAATCCTTCTGCGTCCACCCCTTTTCCTTTAACCAATTTTTCAGTTCTTCCATTTGGAAGATAGGGTATAACATTTTGTCTGTCCATGTCAAACTTTTTGTTGTCTTTTCCGAAAAACTTTACATTTTAGGAGGAGGGGTATACCATGAAGAGAAGTGAGGGTGAAAACCTTAGGGCAATGAGGGAACATGAGGGCTACTCCCAAAAGGAATTGGGAGAATTAGCCGGGATAAGCCCCAAAACCATCGGGGGTTATGAGAACGGTAAGCGAAACCTGGGCAGAATCAACGGCCCACGGCTGGCAAAAGCGTTTGGATTACCACTTAATGACTTCTGGTTTTTAATCCGTAGCGAAGGTGGTCGAGAAATGATTCAGACTTGGATGATGGTGAGCAAGATGGACGACCCCCAAGATAAACAGAGAGTCTTGAGAGCCGTACGGAAATTGGTAAGCACTAGAGTTGATGAAAGGTCAGTTTTTGAGTTAATGCTGCAAAACATTGAAACGCTTGGGAATAAACCAGAATAAAATCCCCAGAATGATCAGTTAGCCTCAGAAAATCCCCTACCAACAAAAAGTTTACCCCACCTTAATTTTTCCCTTGACAGTCTAACAAATTGTTTGATAGAGTGGTTTCCAATCGGTAAGCATTTCGGGTGCAGGTGCTTCACCGGCCCGAAGCCTGGGAGGGCAGTACCAAGATGAGTAGGGACGATGACCCAAACCCCCTGACTTCCAGGCAGCCGGGACAGACCATTGGCTACCCCGGCAACTCCTGGCCCAGCACGGGAGCAATTAACCGCAGAGAAATTTTTCAGGTGAATGACGAGTACCCCGGGGCTGGGACCGGGGGTTTTAACCCATAGGAGAACCCATGTGCGATTTTTTTAGCTTTGTGAGTGACCCTAACAAACCGTTGTCCGAGAGGTTCCTCTATTTCGATTGGGACATCAGGCAGCAAATCCTCTCTGGCTCCCTGGACTATTACCATGACAGCCATACATCCATATCCCACTATTACGGCTATACGGGCTCCGAAGAGGACACCCTGAACAAATACGAGTTCAATCCCCTCACCGGCAAGTTTCAAGTGGACCAGATCAACCATAAAATTGATGACCGCCAGGAGGCTGAAAAATGGGTGCGGCGTTTGGATTTTAATAAGGTCTGCCCGCTGCTTATCATCAAACCCCTCATTAACCCCCTTAAAATCCCTCCCTGCAAAGTCTCTACCAAAGACATTGCCAATCTCAAGAAGTGGAATTCGGTCGGGAATCCGATCTGGGATTCGGTCTACAATTCGGTCTACAATTCGGTCGGGAATCCGGTCGGGAATTCGGTCGGGAATTCGGTCGGGAATCCGATCTGGGATTCGGTCATGAATTCGGTCGGGAATTCGGTCGGGAATTCGGTCAGGAATTCGGTCGGGAATCCGATCTGGGATTCGATCTGGGATTCGGTCAGGAATTCGGTCTGGGATTCGGTCGGGAATCCGGTCGGGAATTCGGTCTGGAATTCGGTCGGGAATTCGGTCAGGGCTTATATCTCCTCATTTTTTAAAATTGACATTGAAAATGATTTTTCCCCCCTGTTGGCTCTTTACAAAAGAGGGTTCGTTCCTTCCTTCGATGGTACTACCTGGAGGCTCCATAGTGGCAAGAATGCCAACATCGTTTATGAGTGGAAACCAGAAAGGACATAAAATTTTGATGATGGCCGTTAATCAGAGAACGCCGAGGATAACGATTTGGGAGAGCGGCCTGGCGGGAACCAGGTGCTCCTGGGCAAAGGTGACACAGTGATAGGGGACACTCAGCGGAACGACCGCAGGATAGAGCTTAATCGGATGCCCGTGCAGGTATCTAAGCGAAGCCAGCCCCTTGATACGCTTAGGGCTCCAAAAGGAGACTGTGATAATTCCTGTTTTTTAAGTCACCCAAGTCGGTATCGAATCCGGCCTCTCCCACCAATTTGCGGAAAGGATGGTGGACGTTGGCTAAGTTTACGCCGGGGTCATGGTGGATTGAAAAGTCCCATAAGAGCTATAATCTATTTATTGATGCTGCAAATAGGGGTATTTGTCAGTTAATTGGTAAGGCTAATTCTGAAAGAGAGGCCAACGCCCACCTCATAGCAGCAGCACCGGAGATGTATGAGCTTCTTAAACAATTATCGGTAGCAAGCACCTTAGAGCTTCGTAAAAAGGCTACTGATTTAATCAAAAACCTTGACCTCGAATAGCCCTAAATCCCTCCCTTGGAGGTAATAGGGATGGTTTAATGATAAGACCGGCGGGCGGGGGCCACGGGGCTTTGCGGGGTGGCGAGGGAGGAGAAAAATATGGATTTTATCATGGATTTTATCACAGAAGTACTAATACCAATTGCGATTGTGTTAATCATTTTTCTACTCGTGTTAGCCCCTTTTGCTAGGATGTCAACTATGTCCATTACCGCTGAACGTGATGCATTGCAAGATTCTCTAAATGTGGCACGGGAAGCCGGTGATAAACTTGAATTAGCTGCCGTGACGAACACTGTTGCTAATTTCAACAAAGAACTTGCAAATCAGCAATACTATGCTTCTTTGCCAATAATTGGCTGGTATTACTCAAGCAATGTTTTAAAAACAGAGCCAGTAAGATAAAGGCTTCGGCGGGCCGGGATGGAGGTTAGAATGAAAGACGACATCAACAGAGACATCGACGTGGCGCAGAGATTGCTTGCCCAGGTGGAAAATATCTTTGCCAGACGCAAGTGGTATATAGGGGGAACCCCTCGGGAAATGGCTTACCATCTGGAGAGTTACCGCCCGAAACAGAAGTGGCACCGCAACATGGCGGAATATGCCAAGGAGAGGTTGGGGGTGGGGGGATGAGAGTTATGGCAACAGTAGTTTTTAATAAGGATACCGAGATAAGAGCGGCTAGCTCTCCTGGGTTGCTAGTTATAGGCAATGGTGATGTATATCTGCACGATTTAACCATGCCGGTTATCAGAAGAATGGAAGTTGCTCTTAACGAAGTAAAAAAGGAATTATTGAAATGAATTACTTATATTTCCTTTTCATTTTCATCTTATATTTCGCCGCCCTGGTGATGGTGTGGCGGGCGCTGAGGGAGATTCTGGGATGAAAACCCAACCCGGCACCGGCATCATCTACGCTTTCTTAATTTCTCTGGCGCTGTGGGCCGTGACTGCGGCGGTGGTTTGGGGGGTGTGGTGGTGATTGAATTTATCTCTCAATCCATGGTTGGTCAATGGTATCGCTGCCCCCAGCAGTTTATGCGGCGGTGGATTAAGGGCGAAATTATCCCACCGGCCATCGCCGCAAGGCGGGGGTCGGGGGTTCACAAGGGCGCTGCCGTGAATCATTTGCAAAAGATTGCCTCTGGTGTTGACCTTCCGGTTGAGGACATTCAGGACGCCGCCAGAGATCATTACGTCCATTTGATTAAAGAAGAAGGGGTGTTTATCCCCAAGGAGCAAGTCAGCGAAAAGAATCAACTCCTGGCTAACGGATTGGATGCTACTGTACGACTAGCTAAACTTTACAGAATGAGCTTGGCACCCTGTATTCGTCCAGTTAAAGCAGAGGAACGCCTTGAAGTTGATGCTGGCCTGGGTATTCCTCTCCAGGGGACCATTGACGTTTTGACGGAAGATATGTGGTTGCCTGATTTAAAAACTGCCGACAAGAGCAAGGCTGCCGGCGAAGCCGACAACTCTCTACAGCTCACCTTTTATTCTGGTCTGGTAGCCGATTGCATTGGTGAATGGCCCAAACGGATAAGCCTTGAAATTCTCGTCAATACCAAGGAACCAAAACTGCAAAGCTTGGAGACAACCAGGACGGCTAATGATTTTGCTCAACTTATGGACCGTATCCAACTCATGTTGGCTCAAATCGAAACGGGGCTCTTTCCTCCATGTGATCCGTCCTCTTGGATATGTAGCTCCAAGTGGTGCGGCTATTGGAGAATGTGCAAATACGGGGGTAAAAGATGATTTGTCCGTTTATCAGTTCAGGCGTTGACAAGCCGGGAATGGAAGATGGTTTTGTTCGGGAATGTGAAAAAGAAAACTGCGGCCTCTGGTCAACCAAACACTTAAAATGTTCCATTACCGCCTTGGCCGAAAATACTTCGTCTGTGGCGGTGGAAAATAGAGAACATGGTGATCATGTGCGGCCCCTATTTATTAAGGAAGCAAGGAGATAACCATGGAAGCAAGTAACGAATTTGTGGCAGATTTTGGGGACGTTGATCCTTTCACGGGAGAGCAAGAAACCCAGATGATGATAACCTCTCCGGTCCCCTCGGCGCCGCTCATGCGGTCCCAAACACAGTATCACACGGCCATCCAGGTCCAAAAACCCAGGGATCTGGATAAGGTTGTCGCCGCCGTACTCCGTGAGGCTGAGTTTGCCGGTGATGCCTTTTATTATTCCTGGCCGGTCAATGGTGGGAAGAAAAAGGTGGAAGGTGGCTCCATCGGCCTGGCCATGGCCGTGGCCCGGGAGTGGGGGAACTGTGCTGTCCCGGTAGAGTATTATGAGACACCCTTAGAATGGATATTCACCGCCCATTTTGTGGACTTGGAACGTGGCTTCACTGTGTCTCGGGTGTTCAGGAAGAAAAAGGGTCGGGGTTCCATTGGGGGTAAATATTCCAATGAGCGCGCCGAAGATATGACCTTCCAGGCGGCGCAGAGCCGAGCCATCCGCAACGTGGTTCTGGCCGGTGTCCCCCGGTGGCTCACCGAACAGGCTAAGGACAGGGCCAAAGATGCGGTACTCAAGGGCATCTCGCGTGAGGGTATTGCAGTAGCCATCGAAAAAGCCCTTAAATTCCTGGCTGGTTGGGGCGTGACTGAGCCCCAGGTGGTCCAGGCCATAGGGAAAAAACGGTCTGAATGGGGGACCGAAGATATTGCCAATCTTCGTGGGATGGCCTCCCAACTCAAGGACGGACAGGCTACTGCTGAAAGTCTATTCCCGCCGGTTGAAACCGGAAAGCCCTCGGAAGAAAAAGAATCCGAAAAGAAGCCCCGCAAGACCCGCTCCGACGCCGGCAAACCCAGAAAGCCCCCCGAACCGACCTCACCAGAGCCCCAGGAAGCCCCCGAAAATTCCAAACCCGACCCATGGCCCTTGCAAAACGGGAACGCCGCCTCAGCGTCGGGGACGCAGGGGGAGGACAACGGAAATCCCGGCAACCCCACCCCCGATCCGGCCACTGAGAAGCAGGTTGGGTGGATTCGTGATTTGGCTGCGGTGAAGGGAAAAACCGAATCTCAAATCTGCCAGGAATACGACCTTCACGGCTTGGTGGACGATGAGGGGAACGTTTTGGTGGACAAAGAGCAAGCCGCCAATATTTTGGCGTCGCTCAGGAGCTTGCCGAACAAGGCTTAATCAGCGAAGGAGGAATGATGCCGGTTGATATAAAATATATTGATGAGTGTATTTTTGAGGCTAGGAGATTTATGGATAAAGCCGTAGCTTGTCGGACTAATTTAGCTATGGCAAACGGCACGGTTCATGAAACACCAGAAAATAAAGTCTGGCCTGACAAGCGCCTCACCGCCGCGGTCCGCCGCTCAAGCATGGACCTCACACGAGCCCTTGCAGATTTGAGACGGAGTTAATCGACCTCCCTCCTTTCCTAACCTTAGCCCCCGGTCAGGATGCCGCCCCTGGCCGGGGTTTTTTAATGCCTCCAGCCTGGAAAGTTACCTGGGCTGCGGCGAAGGTTTGGAGTGAGACCGCCGCCGCCGCCGCCTGGGTCAAAATCCCAACCAGTATTTCCGGTTCCATCAACATTCCCATTCTTTGTTGAGGCTATCCAATCAGCCCCGCCAGAGGCATCGCTGTCGGTGATGGTGCAATAGGATACCGAATTTTCACCAGCATCATCATCCAGATCGCCCACGATATTGATTGTATAATCGGCTGTCCCATCGGCAGAAAAACTTGTGCAGGTGGTCGAGGTGGCCGTGGGGAACGTCACATCGGAATAATTATAAGTTGCATCAGGGGTCTCCAAGGTAATCGCCCCGAAGGTATCGTCTCCGGTTATAATGGCATCATAATCCCCGGCGTGTTTCTTGATGTCCAAGTCGCCATAGGTTTTCCCGGCTCCGGCAAAGGTCACATCGCCGCTATAAGTGAGAGTGCTATCACCTATCTGAATGTCTGGGGCATTTGATATAGTCAGACCATCTCCGTCAAACAGAGTGCCAGTTAATCCAGTTAGGATTAGACTTCCGCCGCCGACGGTATCTTGCAGGGTAAATCCTGATGTGTTGGTAGTAGAAGCAGCGGTTAAACTATGTCCATTTAAGTCAAGTGTCCCGGCAGTCAAATTACAGGCATAGGACGTATTGATCGACAAATCATCACCCAATAATACCGAATTGCCATACGATTGTATTGTCCAGTTTGACCCCCATGTACTCCCTGACTTTGGAGTGAGAGTTATATCGCCTATTGTTGCATCAATAATATTTGTGAAGGAAACATTATCAACAGACATATTCCCTGAGCAACTAAAATTGAGACTGCCATAAATGGTTGAGCCGGTAAATTTAAAAAGCTGTGCTCCAGAACCAGTGTAACCAGACGCATTAATAGATGGCGACCTTAAATTATAACCAATACTACTACCACAATATATCCATCTATCATTATATGATGTTGAATTAAAACTATCATCATCAATTATGGCAGTATCTTGAGGTAATGGATAATAATCAAGACTGACTGCCGCCAATCTGGCAGTATAATTAGCATAAGCGGCATCAGCCCAATGGTTACCACCCCAACTATTAACGCCGTAGGTGAGTCCTGCCATATAAACGGTTTTAGGAGAGGTCGTTCCAGCGCCGGTGTTATTACCACAATCACCTACCCTCGTATTGGTTGTGTTTGGAGTCCCGGTAACTGTAATATCCTTGAGGTCAACGTCGGTCAAAGTAAGGTCAGCGCCAGACATCGCTATAGTTCTGGCTGTTCCTGGGGTGTCAGAACAAATTAGTACCCTTTTGACTTGACTTTCGCTTGAGGCTGTAAAAGCATCTGTAACCGTTTGATTATCGTATAATACTAAATTACCTGGATTAGTATAACTATCATAACCGTTAAAGGTAATTGACTTCCAAGTGCTTGCGCCAGATAAGGCTGGTGTGCCACCAGCGCATTGATAAATTACTAAACTTGCTCCATTCCAATCAACTCCCTTAGTATAATAGGTTTTGTTTGCTGTATCTGGATTAATTGTTATCGTGGCAGTATTTGCTGACACAGTTAAAGAAGTTAAAGAATCAAAGTCAAATACAGATTTTATTGTTATATCACTTGATCCCAAAGCGAGTGTTACAGTTCCTCCAGCTTCATGGTCCCAAAAAACGTCAGTTGTCAGATCAAAATTATTTGTGTTAAACGTGCTGGATGTACCGGCAATAAAAAACGCAACACAATCAGTTATATCTGAGGCCAGATTAATGGTTATATTATTAGAACCACCAAACTCAGGAAACGTAATCGCATCACCTGCTGATACGGTCATCGTCCCATTATCAGGACAAATTATGGAATTATTAGTCCCTCCAACTGTAACCCCGTTAGGAATAAATACAGTGCCGCTTGTAGTAATGCGATAATTTATGGTTAAGGTGCCAGTATAATCTGTTAGATCAAACCCTGATAGTTCAGCCGTATATTCATTAACTGTCAGGTTGCCGCTTGTGGCTGTAGCCTCAATATTATCCCCTTCAACCGGTACGGCACCTTCAACCCATGTAGAGGTACTATTCCAGTTCCCCCCGGCATCGGATATGGTTCGGGTGGCACCCCACGCCACCCCTGCCAGGAGCAAGAGCAGAATCACCGTCAATGCAAAGATTCGTTTCATCACTCATCCCTCAAAAAAGGTGTAACCCATGCCTTCCTCGAATCAGGCGCCGCCCGCACCAGCCGGGGAGCGGGGCCGTCGGCCACTACTCCTACTAACTGGCGGCAAGTATCGCAGAGAAATTCCAATTCTCTCAGCTTTTTCTCGGACACTTCACTGGCGCAGAAGGGGCATTTGAACATTAGCCTTCGTCCTCTTCTTCAAGCATAGCTGCTTCCTTTTTGATAAATCGACCCCATGCCAGGGCGTGCACTCCCACGGGCAGCATGAGGCGGGAGGGGCTGCACGCCAACTCCCTTTTACCAACCCCGCTTTGGTCCGTACAGCTACTCAATCAAATTATCCCAAACGTTTTGTCCGGTAATGTCGTGATAAATATTCTGGGCCAGGCTTGCCAGAATTTCCCGATCACAAGCCGTCAACTCGCTATCCGAGAAATAATCTTTGGCTTTATCCAGCAAGTCAGAGACAAAGGGTACATAGCTGGTTACCGGATCCAGGGCCGCAATCAAGGTCTGAATGAACTGCCGGGGCATCTGCTTCTGTAGAGCTTGGTAAGCAAGCGGGACCGCTGTAAGCACCATCGACTTGACCGAGGCCGACACTCCAGATATACCCACAATTGCAAGGCGGATAGAACCGACTCCATACGGGACAAATCCGGGAATTTGGTAACTGATTGCACCCTCACACCCAGCCGGAGGCGTGGTTTGAAGGCTACCTCGACAACCAGAGAAGGCCACACCGCTAGCCAATAAGGCTACAACCACAACAAGGACAAAACCTTTTTTCACACTCATGCTTTTTCTCCTGTTTTTCATATTCAACTATCCATCTCAAGCCATGATAATAGCCTGGGCGAATAATATCAAAGCCATCTTCTTTAAATAGGTGATTTAATTGACGCATCAGTTTATCGTCAATGTGAGTCATGCTAACTTTTACCCAATTACTTTTCATCATCTTTTCCTTAAAATGCCCCGTTTTTGCCTGTGGCCTTTAGGCTCGGGTCGGGGCCACACCCGAAACAAAGTTTTTTCATTGCACCCAATTAGGATTAATGCTTCCCAAGAGAAAATAGATAAAAGCAGCTACTCCTCCTAAGAAAGTTATTATTGCCCCTATCAGGAAAGTTAAACTGCGTCGTTCCCAAGGCCAGATTATCCATTTAGGTTTGCCAAAGAGATTCATATCTCTACCAACACCCCCCGGTGAACATAGCTACCATCCGCCCGCCTATCCGATGCATCAGGCAATACCACCCGGAAATAATCTCTCAATGGATCACGCTGCTTACCCCTTATCCAGATATGATCAGCGCCGTCAAAACCAAAAACCTTAAAACCTGCATTAAATAAAGGTCGGCAGTATTCATGGTAATAGGGGATATTAAAATCCCCTGCGATAATCTCTATGCGGCTAACAGGTAACCTATCCATGAAAGCCAAAACTTCAGGCACTTCAAATTTCTGATCCGGCTGGGTGCTGCTGAGGTGGACGTTGACCGCCGTGACCCCATTAATCCAGCATCCCAAAGCAACCCGCCGCCAATCACCATAAGGAGAAGACAATTCTTGCTCTTTGGTTTGGTAGATAGGGGGCTTAGATAAGATGCCTAATTTCCACCCGCCCCACCACCTTTTCTCCATCCTGACGGTGCGGACCTCCCAGCCCCTCGAGATATGCTTGATGGAGTCCCACCCGAAAAGCCCGATGCCCTCTTGATAAAAGCATAGGTCTGGATTTTCCTGCTCAAGAAAACGGCGCACTTTGCGAAAATCTCCAGCAAGGTGCCCCATGTTGAAAGTGAGGATTTTCATTGCCCCTCTCTGTACTTCACGATCTTATGTCCCGCCCCGACCCCGAAAATAATTCCCGCCGCCGTGAACAAGAAATCTCCCAAGTGCGGCGACACCATGCTATCTGCCCTCAGGTAGGTAACAAAGGCAATGCACAGTCCCCCGATGATCATCTTTTTGCCGTTAAGCCAGTTCCAAAACTTGTCCATCCTACACCCCCATAACCATCTTGGTTTGTGGTCCTACTATCCCGTCAACTTTCAGGGCGTGGTAAGACTGAAACCGCCTTACCGCCCGGTCGGTCACCGGACCGAACACGCCGTCTGCCTCAATTCCCAAAGCCGCCTGGATTTTCTTGACCATCTCTCCCCGCATGTATGGGTTCGTGAGCCGGTATAAAACCGCCTCTTCCCGGTCCTGACTTGGGTTTGGAACCGCCTTGTCTAAGTGCCAGGGTTGCGTATTGTCATACTCCCCGCCCACGCTGATATGGCAATGATGATCGTGGGGGTTAGAGCCATGGTAAGGTATCCAGTTCGGGTGGCTCTTAGACCAAATTCGCCGGTTCCAAATCACATATTTGAGGGCAGGATGCCCCGAGGCCACAATCCGCCGAGACAGGATGTTCATGTCGGCGTTATGAGTCGGGTCATGCGTGGCATCAAAGGCGCAGACCACGCCGTACTCGTTCGGGTTGTGATCTGATTTCCGGGCCCGGTGCGCTGAGTCCCCAATGGTGCCGTCCCAGGACTTATCCCGGTCGGGTGCCAAGTCGTTCAGTTCCCGGCGCAGCACCGCCAAACTCTGAGCAAGTCTCCAAGCCATTATTTAAGTCTCCTTGGTTCCCAGCGGTAACATATCATTAACCATCTTTCTTGTCTGAATACTCCCGGTTGATAATAAACACAGAATTACGGCCAGCATCCCAATCAACGCTATCTGGCTTAACCTTGTCCCAAACCTTAGTTACAAAAAACCAAACCCAACAAATGCCCCAATGCAGGCCATCAAGCAAAATCCTTTGGTGCTCCTGGCTTAGAAGGGCAATGGCCGACCCACGCTGATAACGAAAACGAATACCTTCTTGCAGCCTTTCAACTTCTTCCAAGTTCTCATCATGCGCCTTCTTTGCCAGCATCGCCATACTAATCCAGTTGGCCCACTGATCTTGTTCTTCATGGGAATATTTTTTTGAATCCATGTGCAAAACAAACATAGTGCCATCCCCCATTTGCGGATCATAGGGGGCGGACCTTATGTTACCTTCATAGCGGTATTCATCATCCTTAGCCATAACGCAACCACCTTTTTAACCATGTCCAGCGCCCTTGAATCGCCATCCTAAGTAAAAAAACCTCATCCCAAATTTCGGCGGCGTGGCGGTTAAATTCGTTATCGTCTTGAGTCAAAGCCCGAAGCCAGGGCAACATCCATTCCTCAATCTTTTCTTCCAACTCAGATATTAAAAACTCATCGTGTTGGCCAGTAATCTGACGTTCTTCCCATTCACGCCATCTACGGGCCATGACTTTAAGGTCTTGAATTTCTTGTTTATTAGTGCGGCCCACTTTTTACAACCTTGAGGAAAGCCCTCTTATGTTTTGACTCTACCCGGGCGGGACAATCGGCTCGCTCCGGTAAGTTGGCAAGTTGATACTCTCTAATTTCTTCCCAAACTGGCATCATACTAATAGCCGGTAATACCTTCTCGCAAAATTTATATATATATTCTGTTAACTTAGGCTGTAATTCCTCTGGAACCATGCCTGGGGTGGTGGTAAATTCTACTTGCCCACCGATGCCATTTTCGGGAGTAACATGGATAACGAGTCTGTAAGTCTGGGTGCAGCGTTCACCGTCCCAAAAAGCGCAAAGCCAGCATCTTTCATCGGCCATTTAATTTTCCTTCGAGTTTGGCAACCCTTTCCTTAAGAGTAGCGTGGCGGTCATTGTAGATTTGTCTCCACTCCGCTCTGGCCTCAGTCTCGTTATCATGCGTTTCCCAGATTCTAGTAATGTTTTCGTTAACATACTTAATCCAACCACGGACAAGGAAACTGACAACACCAATAAAAAGAAGGATAATAGTGGTGATAACTGGCAGGTATTCGAAAGCCACATGAATTTCCCTCTCAGAGTTCAAAGTACCCAGCCTTCTCAATCGAGCCAAAAAACCTATTCACCAGCCGGCCGGGGTTGGTTTTAAGTTCCATGCAGGTCACCAGGACCACCGCAATCTTCTGGCGTTGCGGATAGGTGTCGATGGCCATGAAAGATTCCGTGAACGGTTGAAATAACAGGAAAGCCCAGCGGAACCAGCGGATAAGCAACCGTAATAGTTTTTTCTTCCACCAGGACAGGACGATAGGCCCCTCTCCGAATGGCAAATAAACCGTCTCCCCGAAGCCCCCCTTGCCATCCAGGGGATAGCCCCAGACCACCGGCTCTGCCACAGGCGTCAGGCCTGCCAGGCTCACAAAAGCCTTGATCCGGTAGGCCAGGGATTCCCGGGGCATTACTCCCCGGCAACTCCAGCCGTACACTTGAATCAGCTTGCCGGTTACTTCGGGGGAGGTCATCCATAAAGCCCTCTTTTAGGGCACGTTGCCCACTACGGCCCACGTCCCGGGGGTGCCTGCCGCCGTACAACCCCATATTTGGACATTCCCGCTGGTTAATGCCGTCACTGAGCCATCATTAAAACACCTATCCCCGACAATGTGGGCCTTGCTGTATTCCTCAGAAGAGGCGTTTGAGGGGATATAGGAGGCAAAGGAAATCCTATTCCCCCTAATTTCAACAGCATCCCAATTCTCATCATCGCCGGGAATAACCCCCATGGCGCTTGTACTGCCCACGCCCAGGTAGGGCTCGGCAATATAAAGATCAGCATCGGAAGTATCATCCTGGCGATAGAGCCAGATTTTCAGGCTGACCGCGGTGCAGTTCTGCCCGATGTAGGCGGAGACGGTAAGCTTTCTCCAGTTGCCCACGTCAGCCGCCACCATGGGGGTTGAGCTTTCCTGGGTGCCGTTCCGGTCTATCCCGAACCAGGTAATTTCATTGTCCACCACTGTTCCGGTTAACCCAGGCCACGTCGGTTCATCTGAATCAGAGTCCCCCCCATCATCGGCCACGATATACTGGACGCTCCCCGGGTCAGTTGCCGGAAGAACCGTATCCCCCCGGACATAAGCGGTACTTCCCGCCCAGGTTGCCGGTGTGTTAACGATTTGAATCTTGGGGTAATCGTTAAAGGTCTGGCCCGAGGCTATTTTTAGCCAAATAGAAAAAGTTACATATTGCCCCTGAACCCGTCGGAGTTGGTCAGCCGATAAGGTATATTCGGTGTTTGTATCGGCACTATTCGTAGATAGTTTTGCGCTGTTAGGAGTCCAGTGAACATAGGTGCTTTCCTGAGCCCAGGTATTTGATGCCCCATAACTCCAGCCAATGGGGCCATTAGAGTCAAACCGATTGAATAGCGCATTGCCTATGATATTCCGCTGATCCTGGCCCGGAAAATCAAAGACATCGTTAGAATACACATGGTTGTCGTTTCTCTCCGTCACCGGACCATAGTAAACAGTCCCCACTCCATAATCATGGAATGTGTTGGTGCCATCGGTTTGGATGCCACCCAGGAGAATGTTCAGACACTTAGCATCTATGGTCAAGTCGGTGAAACTGCAATCACTAATTCTAATTCCCCTTGAGGCGGTTATTTCTGTATCGTGAACACTGTAAAGGTTTCTTAGTTCACCAAACCGGCAGCCGTCCACCTTGGGACCGTAACTATTGCCATCAGACATATAGGCATCGTGCAGGGAGAAGTTACGTATCTTGGTGAAAATGACCGGATAAGAGGTGCAGTATTCGTACGTCCCGGTGACCTCATATACTGACATCCAATCGCTGCCAGTCACATCCTCAATCTTCAGAGCAGTGGCGGCTTGGGTGGTGCCGTTAGAATGTCTGAAATCTATTTTAAGTGCATTGCTCGCATTACCCCCGGAAGTGGCATCAAACAGGAGACCGTTTGCATAAGAATCGCAGGAGGTCAGGTTTCCAGTGCCATAAAAACTCTGGCCTCCGGTAGCCCTGATGTGACCATTGACGGTGCCCTGGAACCAGGCTGCCCATTGGGTAGCTCCCATATAGAAATGGACTCGATTGAGATCAAGGGTATCAGTGCAGCGAATAAAGTGGACTCCATAGGTGCAGCAGTTGGCCGGTCCCACAAAGCCTACATCTTCAATTACCAGATTATCAAAGACATAAGAGGCATTGCCAAAGACTATCCCGACGTTAGCGCCCACGTCGATATAGATGAGGGCCTTGTTGCGATTGTCCCCCTTGAGCCTCCAGCCCATACAGTTGGCGCTCTTGTCGAAGGTGGTGGTGCTGGTTATCCTCCAGGTCTTCGACCCCAGGTAAAGGGTCTGGTGCGCCCCCATAGACTCAAAGGCTTTTTCAAACTCGTCTGAGTTGTCGGCGGACGTGCCGCTTGTCGGCCCCCACCAATCAAAGGGGCAGTTTGCGGTAGGGCTCCCAGAAATATCAACGGCTCCGGTTCCGCTCCAGGAAAAGATTTGGTAAGGTCCGGCTTCGATAGGACCGTTTATTGTCAGGGTCGTGTCGGTGGCAACAGATAGGGTGGCTCCAGCCGGGATTCTCAGGGTGAGGTTGGAGGGAACCGTCAGGTCGTCAGAGATAGTCCAGGTCGTGGGCTTTAAATACAGAACCCGGTTATTGGAGGAACCGACGCCGGCCACCGCCGCGGCTAGGGTGCCGTAAGTGTCGGCGACGTTGACTTCATACCCAACTTTATTAAGAGTGAGAGTCAGACCGTCGGCGGTTTCGGCCGTAAAGGTATCGGTAACGCCGTCCCACCACTTCACATCCTGCGTGGCAATGAGACGTTTGGTGAACGTGGCGGCGTAGCCGGAGAGATAAAGGCCGGAGATACTGGCGAAGATTACAAGAAGGGAAAGAAGCCAAAGGGTCCGTTTTTTCATTCGTCATAAAAGACGTTCATGGACGTTCGCCTCCTTTTTCTGAGATGATGCCTTTCTTGCGGGTAGCAAAAACGGCTAAGAATGTCAAAGGTTTTGGTGACATCTAAGGCTTTATTGGTATTAGTTTTAGGTTAATTATGCCGCGTCGGGGCGCCTGAATAGGTGGCGTCGATTGGCCGCCATGGCGTCGCTTCAATATCATCTTCCGTTTAGCAGGTCGGCGTTCTCTCAAGGTCTTTGAGGTAATCGGCGGTATCCAGTTTATCTTGTCTCTCCGGAGACGCAGGTTAAAATCTCTGATATTTTTAAAGGCCTTCTTGGCCCAATTACTTTCAGGCCCGTGACGCTGGGCGGCGATGCGCCAGGAGTCAATGAGGCGTTGACGTTCCTCGTTGATTTCCATATCGGTGCGCTGGGCTTCGTACTGGCGCCGGGATTCAGCCTCCTTGGTGGTTCTGAACGTCAATCCCTTGACGATGGCCTGGGGGAGGCTTAGTTTAATGGGCTTGCCTTCGGCATCCAGGATAGGTTTTCCCCTCCTGGTGGTCATACCCTCGGTGGCCATGCGATAGGCTTTCAGGGGTGCTTTAAAAACGCTAGGTACTAAATCCTCCAAGGCTCGGTAATAATCTCCTTTGGCTACGTCCTGGCTGACTCTATAAGGGATTCTTACCAGCTCCCCGGGGGCACCTATCATATCAAGAGTAAAATTACCGATCTTCTCCGGTAGTCCTTGGCCCTCCCATCTGATGGTTTCAATACCCATGGACCCGGATAGGTCGATACCTAAAGCGGCTGGCATCCCGTAACGCAGATATTCATAGAAAGGACCGAGTTTCTTTTTGGCTTCGGTGCTGAGATTGACGCCAGTGCGCCGCTGTATCCACTCTTCTATGTCTTTATATAAAGGCAGGCTGGCCAATCCACCTAACATCAAAAAAGCCAAGAGTCCTTTCATAATCCCCCGGCGCCCCCGGCTGGTTTTACCCATCTGCCAATATAAGCGATAGAGGTTGTAGTTATAAGACCGGAAAGTATAGCCAGCCCTGGCAATCTTGGCCGCTTCCCCTCCCCTGGCCCAGGGAGGCAGGTTCCCCTTGCCATAAACGAAGTGGGCGTTTTTGATAACCCGCTCGGCCAGCTTCATGGCTTCCACATGATCCATGCCCAATTCCTTACCTATGCGGTGGGCAGTGATGGCCGTGGTTTCCCGGTTAAATATTTCGGCGTTGCCGATAAAAAATTTAGCAGCGTTAGCGAGTTTCTGACCAGCTTTGCCGAATACGCTGGCAAGTTGGCCCTCATATTCACGGGCTAACTGATCCTCGATGATGCCACGCTTGCGGAAGGAGTCCAGCATCCAGTCCTCTTCCTCACTGACAAACTTTTTCTTTTTGCCAGCCAGGGCGCGCAACCGGTCCTGGGCCGCCTGGCGCATGACATTGGTAATCTTGACCGAGGACCACTTGCTTACCTGCTGAAGCATGGGTACTCCAGCGATATAATTCTGGGTAGGCTGCAGGAGGACTTGACGGGCCACGCCGCCCAGGAAATAGAGGAACAAAAGCCCCCTGGTCTTGTCGGCTATAATGTCCATCTTTTCCTGGTTGGCCAGCATGTCGGCCACATACTTGCGCCAGTAATCGGCTTCCCGGGTTCGCATGTCTAATTTACGCAGGGACTTATGAAACTCCCGAGAGGCCAGGGCCTTGGTCTTAAAGCCGATATAACCCCGGATGTAGACGAGGGCAGCGCCCAAAGGATCTCTTTTGTCGTAACCAGGTACATCTTTCCGTTTTTTCCAGTGACGTGCCAGCCCTCTGGCCTTATAAACATCGGCCACCGACTTGAGAATTTCCTTGGTTAACTGCTCATAGGCCACGTCCTCCGGAAGTTCCATGCGTTGCACCGCGGCCCGAATGATGGCCTCTTCCTGGATGGGGTTGGTGTTGAAGAAAATATCCTCGGGAAGATACTTCATTTCTCCCCACCGGAAGTTCTCTGCTGGCAAATCAGGAAATCTTTTTCTTAATTTTTTAATTCTCTGCTGGGCCCGGGCCGACTTGCCGGTCATGGTGGCGAATATATCGTCAAAAAGCTCAAACCAGACCATCTTGCGCTTACCCTTCGTTCCGTCAGGATTCCAGGTATCTTCCCAGGCTTCCACGAAATATTTACCCTGACGGGGACGAGGCCACCAGAATTTACGTTTGCCCCGTTGGCGACGCAACTTATTTATCTCGGCCGCCGGTTGCCCCAATTCCCGCATGAGGTTTTCCAGGTCCTCATCCTGGATAACATCGAAGATGCGCTTAAAAAGCCTGATATTATTGATGGCGTCCTTATCCAGACCCATCTGCAAGAGGTCTTTATCCGGCAGGTGCTTATTGATTTTGTCCATGTGCCATATAGCTTCTTTCCACTTCTCCTGCATTTCCGGGGGGGCCTGGGCATACCAGTTGATGGCCGGCTCGACCTCGCTCATATATTGTTCAATGCCCATATGCCGGTTTTCTTCCCGGACCTCCTGCACTCGATAAGTATCCCAATGCCCGGAACTCTGGGCTCTCCAGTAAGGCAAATCGGCGTACTTGGTCAGTAGGCTGATGTCTTTGTCGGGGAGATCGGCAAAATAAGCCGCTCCCATCTTTTTTAACTTTCTGAGAAGGTTGGTGATTTGGGGGCCGATGGGATACCCGGCGTAAAATTCTTTGATAGCGTCCATATCCTCATCGTCCACTTCGGGGGCTAATGAGGCCTCGTACTCGGTCATCTTGACTCCCCGGGGGACGATGGCGGCTATCTTGGCATCTTTGAATAAACTCTCCAGTACCTCCTCGGCTCGATTAAGCGGAACAAAATATCTGTATTTGTGCTGGATTTTCTCAATAAAAACCCCATATTTTTTCAGTTTTTCGTAATCCCAGAAATCTATCTTGTCAATTTCGAGGCGTGGTTCCCCGGCTACCTTAGAGACTTTCAGTTCGTTACCATTGGTCAGGCGCACTACATTGTTCTGCTCCATGACCGCGGCCATGGTTTCCTGGGGGGAGAGCTGCTCCACCTTGAGGTTAGCCCCCATCTTTTTCAGCACCGCATCCAGCTTGCTATCCGGTATCAGGCGACCCAGGAAGACTTCGCCGTCGTCGGTCTTTACTCGCATTATCCGGGGATGGGTGCCTCGCATCTTATCCCAGACGGAGAGAATGGCGCCGCTAATCAGGTGGCGCCGGCGGGTGATGGCCTTGGGGGCCTCGTCAAACTGCTGGACCCAGAGAGGTTGGGCGGCCATGCTGTCAACCTTCTCCCATTTTTCTTTATCGTCTAGAGTATCCACCCGGACGTTCTGTTCTGTCCTAGCCGGGGACACAAGGTTACGGACTTGGTAAAGTTCTCCGCTCCTGGCGTTGGTAATGGTCTTAGGTGGCTTGGCTGCCCAGACCTTACCGGAGGTTTTATTGATAAAGAAAGCCTTGAAATTGCGCTGGGCCTCGTCCCAGATGACCCGATTGGTGGGGTTGGTTTCGTCCAGGGCGATGTACTTGGCCTGATTGCCTGATTTGGGATCTTCCCATACCACTTCCTCGGCCGCCTTCTGGATGGAGTCGGCCCGCATGGTTTCCATGCCCACGTCTAAAGTCCCGGCCTCAATAGCCTGCTGAATCTCTTGTTCCAAGAACTCTGAGAAGGTATCAAATACATTGTTCTGGACATCCGTGGTGAGAACCAGCATCCGGTTAAGAAATTGCCGGATGGGAGGAAGTTGTGATTTAAGAGAACCTGTCTTAGGGTCCACCAATTTCAAACCGGTCATGTCTTGGAAATCATTCAGGTATATTCCCCGGTCAGACAAACGATTGCGGGCCAGGGCCTCCCAGAACTTCCTCATGGCCGCGTTGGCCTGGGTATTTTCCAGATTGTCCCGGGCATTGAATAATGCCCCGGAACCAGCTTTGCGGTGTCCCCGGGTCAGGGCCCCCAACTGGTCCAGACGCCTGGCGATGGTGCTGATAAAGCGTTTGTGTCCATGTAGATTGGTGCAGCAGAGGACGACGTGGGGGGCGCTATCCTGTCCGGAGCGGTGACTCCGGCCCAGGCCCTGCAGGGCATTGTCGGCCCTCCAACCAGGCTGCAGGACATAATGATAGCGCCGCTTAATTCCTGACTTGGTGGCCGGATCGGCGTGAAAACTGCGGCCTGTTCCACCTTTATCGTTAAAAAGGATAATGTCGCGCTTTCCGTCTAAAAATTCATCAGTTTCTTTAAGACCCATCCTGCCAGAGCGTTTTTCTTCCTTCTTTTTCATGGTGCCAGCCTCTTCGTCATATTTCAGCACCACCCGACGCTTCCGGCCGGTGACTTCTGCCACCCTTTCTGGTCCAAAATGATTGATAATCTGGTCGATGGGTGATTCAGGCACAGCCAGAATTTCCAGTTTCTGAATCAGAGCATCCCGCATAGCGACCGCTTCTTTGTTCAAGACCGAGTTCCCCTGGCTATCCTCAACCGCTCTGATTTGTGTGTTGCCATTCTCATCAATATAAGTTTCGTATTGCTGGACAGGGAAACCATTTTTAACGTACTCAATGAGGTTCTGGCGAGGAGTCAAATCCAGATCGTCCAACGTCTGCCCCTTCTCCATTCGTTCTATTTCCCTGTTCTGCTGGGCTTCATAGGTATTGTAAAATTGCACTAGGCATGTATTTCCCTCTTCCAGGGCCTTTTCCATGTGGGCGATTATTGATGGGACTTGCAGGCTTCCAAGAACCTGATCGTAAAACCGTAACTCAGCCCCCCAGAACTGCGACATCTTAGCCGCCCTGTCTCTGCCTTTCACATTGCCGGTTAGTTGTAGAGCTTCTTCCATATTGTGCATTACCAACTGCCAGGCCTTGGACAGGGCATCATAGGTCTTAGTCTGCTTCTCGGTAAGTTGATGCTCCAGGCGCTCATAGGTCACGGTCAACTTGTCGTTTCCAGGCACTCGGTAAGCCAACTGGCGAGCCTGATACGATCCTTCGGCTTTGAGATGGTTGGCCACGATCTCCATACCGGCAATCCCGCCGGCAGAGATTTCGTTAACAAACTGATCTATGGAATTAAATACGCGTCCCTGGCCCCACAGGCCCAGGCGATCCAAATAGGCCAGGTTAGTTATTTCAGTGGCGCCGGTAGCAGAAACATAGAGTACCCTGGCATTGGGGAGGGCCTTACGGAGTTCCCAGCCAGTTATGGCCCGTTGGGATGGCTTCTTGACTCCGAAATTATCCCGCACTTCAAGAAGATTGCCCATTTTATGACACTCATCAAAGGCAATTACCCCGTCGAAATCCTTGCCCAGCCAGGAAACTAACTGGTCCAGACGACGGTTCAGGATATTATCCTTATCTTTCCCCTGGGCTTTTAAGGTGTCATAAGAGAGGAAAGCTACACCATTAGTAGCTTGCAAAGGAGAGCCGCTTTTAACCGATGCCACACTGAATATCTTTTTAGGGTCAAACCCTATGTCTTTGGCATCCCTCTGAGCGTCCTTGAATAAGTCATTGGATGCGCTGACCCAAACTGCTTTCTTCCGGCCCCGGTTCCAGTTGTCCCAGATAACTGCTGCAATTTCCCGGCCCTTCCCTACTCCGGTTCCATCACCGATGAAGTAGCCACGGCGCACTTGAGACTCTTGACGATCACCTTCTTCGGATACCGCCACATGGGTAAAGGTTTCATTATGGGCTGCCCCGGCCTGGATAACTGCCAGCAGTTGTGGCCTGGACAGGGCGCCGGAGGTTATAATTTTCTGGGGAAGTTTGGGAAAGTATTTGGTGGGTGGGGCTTCCACCGCCGACATGGCAGAAGATTCCACCAAGGGTGTGGGGTGCTTCTTGGCCCCCTTTATTGTAATGGGGGCTTGATATTCTTCAAAGATTTCGTCGGTAAACTCTTTCTTTTGCGGCTGGGCCTGGGAGATTTCCTTGTCTTGGATGTAATCTACGGCATCTTCTTTGCCGATGTCAGCCGGTCCTGCACTTGTCCCAATATCTCCAGGGCCAGAGATTCGGGGCTCTTGAACTGGCTTAGGCGCCAGGACCTCAACTCCTTCCCGTCCTCGCTCTGGAACAGGAGAAGGTGGACCGACTTGTCCGGCCAGAGAAGTGCCTGGAGGACCCAATCCAGGAGCAGGTCCGCGTACGGCCCCACCAGTTGCAGGTTTTCGGCCCCCCACGCTGCCAGTTGCAGGGGGTAACTCCTCTGGTTGTTGGCGTGGCCTTCCACCTGTAGCAGGTACTTCTTCGCTAACTGGCTCATGGGTTCGAGGTTTGACGGATAACGCCGCTCGTCCATTTCTGATTTCCTCCAGCTTGGGTATTTCCTTAAATGCCAGAGCCGGATTTTCGACGCGACCGGTAACAATATTCTCTGGATTTATTGTAGGACCTGTTCGATCAATAATCAAGATGCGATTATCAAAAACCGTGCCATATTTCTTGTAACCTTGGCCAGAAAACGACACATTGGCCTTTACGTCATAGTCCCGCATGATGTCTTTCCACCAATCACGGAACTTGTCGGCATCCAGACCCATGCCCCTTCCGGTGATGGCCACCAGGCGACCACCAGGCTCTAATCGCTTGAGAGCCTGTTCGATGTGAACCGCGGCGGTCATAATCTGCTTTTTCCCTGCCATACGTCCGGCGGTTTGGGAGAAAGGCGGGTTCATCACGACCACAGTGGGCTTCACATCATCCGGCAGGATATTGTTAAGCTGCTCGGCGTTCTCCATGTAATAGTTGTCAAAGGGCAGGCTCTCCAGGAGTTTGGCCCGTTTGGGATCAAGCTCGTTGACGATAATCTCCCGGGCCCCGGCGTTCTTACCGAACACCGCCAGACCCCCAACCCCGGCGCTGGGCTCCAGGTAAACGTCGTCGGGTCCCACGTTGGCCAGGCGGTTCGCCAGGAAAGCCAAAGGCGGCGGGGTGGAAAACTGCTGAAAGGTTTCGGTCTTGCCACCCCGGAGGCGCTCGGTAGGAAGATTATCCAGGATTTCAGTCAGCACCTTATTTGCAACGGCTGGACTATCGCCGGACGGATTCATTATCTTGTGCAGGTCCCGGATATACTGATTAACCCCCAACTCCATAGCGTCATAGGCTTCCCGGGAGGTAAAGGCGCCGTCGGCCAGGGTGCCCCCGTAGGCTTCGGCAGCCTTGGCGAAGAGGTCTTTCTCGGTGATGTTTTCCCCCGACAATAGTTGGCCTTTGACAAAGGAAGCAATGTGCTGGTGGGGGATAGGGACTGGTTGAATATCTTTTTGCTCTTGAACCCTGGCCTCTTGAACCGCTTCCTCCAACCTGCGCTGTTTAAGTTCAGGATATTGAGCGACCACTTCGGTAGGTATAGTCTTACCCTGTGCGGCGGCCTGAAGGACGGCCCGGCGGTGGTAAGCCAGTTTGGCGTCCTCTTCGGTCTTGAAGAAAATATCGCCGGTGTCAGGGTTGGGAATTTGGAAGTTATCCATGGTGGTGGACAGCACATATCCTAATCCTGGCCGCTCTTCTACTACGGCCTCAATGGCCATATTCCCTTCGTTATCCTCTATGACGAGTTTCTCTGTCTCATCAACCTGATCTGTTTCCCACTCTCCCAAGAAATCTCTTTTCCTTATGGTATGCCAGCCCTTTTCAAGCGGCTCTTTGGGCATTTCAAGCTTTTTTTCAGGTTTCGCCGGCGCCTCTTCCTTCGGAGCGGGCTTTTCTGCTCCAAGTGGCATCTGGCCAGACACTTTTAATTGATATTCATCAGTAAGGTTTTTCCATTGAAGATTGGCAATGCTTTGAGTGCCACCTACCATCCGAACCCATTCTCTTCTTGACGATACCGGAGCATCATCCCACATGACACCGGCCCGGGCCACACGCAACTTTTGCTTTTCTGACAGGGCATACTCTTTTTCGGGTGGTCTTGTTAAATCAGGGGATTCTATGACGCTTACAACTGGCTTCTCGGGCGTCGGGGCGGTAGGTTTTTCCTCAAACGCTTCCAAATGCTCAGGCGGTTTGGCCTCGGCAATCTGCTGGCTCAAGGGCTTGGTGTTATACTCCTCCAGTCCCGCCTCTTTAGCCATGGCCAAGGGACGAGTACGGGCCCCGGTTCTGCCAGCTTTGCTTACCCAGGCGTTGCGCTTCCGGGACCAGTTAAAAAACCGCTTGATGCGCCCACGGAGTTCCTCGGGGAGCTTGTTGTATTCTTCCTTGCTCCCGAAATGCAGCTCCACCTTGCCCTTATCGTCGAACTTCCAGAATTTGATGGGGGCTTCGGCGGGGGCCTCAGTGGGCTTTGGTTCGGGTGCGGCTACTTCCTCACCCATGGCTTTCTCGGTGAGCGAAAAAGATGTCGGAGGAAACCATTTTGGGCTTCCCTCTAATTGAATGTTCCCTATCCCGCTGACGGCCTGGATTTTCCTTTTGCCCTGCATAAAAGCGGGAACGTCGGCCCCGGGCTTCGCCATTACCACGTCGCCTACCTTGAACTTGTGGGTTGGAGGGGTCGGGGCAGCTTCAACGGGACCAGCCTTTACGGCCTTGACCAAGACGCCAATGTCTTTCCGAACCTGATTTGTGAGGTCAGGATTGCGGGGGTGCAGCATCCAATCTGCGATGCTCTCCTGGAGCTTGACAGCCTGGATCATGGCCCCTTTGGTGGGGTGATCGGTGGCCTGGGTGGCTTCTATCAGTTTGCCGAGATTTTTTCGATAATCCCGAAGTTTAATCCTATCAACATTAGGAAGTTGCCCTTCTGTCTGTAAAATGTCAGCATTATTTAACTGATTGAATTTATTGAGCTTGGCCAGCTTCTCGTTGATGTATCCTGGGTCTGGGTAATCTTTTGTCAACTCCCGAAACACATCGCCGGCCGCCTCGTCGAAATAGCTGGCATTGCCATCCCGAATGGGTATCTTGTGTTCGACCGTGCTATTTTGTAGGTCGAAAAGGTCTTTGCCTGTCTGAGGCTTGAGGTCCTCCGGCGCCTCTTCCTTGGTGGCCTTTTGAAGTTTCTCCCTCGGCACCTGCTCCACCCGAGCCAAAGGCACCCCGCCAGGCTTGGCTATCTGGTCAGTGTAAACCGCAACCGTGTCCTCACCCTGCAACGGCTGAGAATCCACTGTCCCGGTCAGTTTCTCCCCTTTGGCTCCGGTCCAGGTTACCTTGTCGCCTACCTTGAACGGCTCCTTTGCCGCGGGGGTGGGCTGGGGTTCTTTTAAATCCTCTCCCATCAATTCTTGCGTGGAAAGCCCTAATCTCTCTACTTTAGGAGATAGTTCCTCAACTCGACTATTTTCCTCTGGCGTTCTCTCCTTGCGACCCTTTTCAGTAAGTGCTTGATATTCAGCAAGTTCCTCATGTGTAGCTGGAGCCGCCGCAGCCTCAGACGGCTCCGTTACTGTGCCTGCGCCTGGCAGGTCAGCTTGAGGTTTTATAGGTTGCGCCTCCCCCGCCGCCGGGGTCGGGCCGGTGCGGTAGATAGGCTTGAGGGTGGGCTTGGGTTTCTTTGCCTCTTCTTTCGCCGCCTTCTCCACCTCCTTCGCCTGCCGCTCCGCTTCCTTCTGTGCCGCCTTCTCAGCCTCAAGAGCGGCCTTTTCCTGTGCCGCGGCCTCTTGCTCGGCCAGTCCCTTTTGGGCCTCTGCCAGCCGGTCTCCCGTGGCCAGGGTAAGCCTTTCGGCTAATTCCTGACCCAGGGGTATCTGTTCCATCTGCTGCAGGTCGTCAGGCGTCAAATTGCGGTGAACATCTTCCGGTCTGACCTTGCCGATTTGCTCCGGATGCAATCGAAAATAAACCTTGGCCAGGTCCCCCTGAAACTCTTTGGCCTGTTTGTTGTCCCGGGCGATGGCTTCAATGCCCTCGGGCGACACTACCCAATCCATGCCCTTGGCAGCGAGGAAGTCCTCGGCCAGGGCTGCGGGGTTCTCTGCGGGTCCGGTTTCACCCAGGAATACCTGGAAGTCGTTTTCCGGTTTTATTTGGGGAGTTGCGCCGGGGGCTTCCGGTTGCGGAGTAGGTTCGGGGCCGGGAGGGGCAGTAGGTCCGGCTTCGGGTGATTCCTCGGGAGGCCTTATCTCCGGCCCCCCAAATCCCTTGGCTTGCTGTTCTTTAAACCAAGCCTCAACTTCTTTTGGAGACATATCGCCAAACTTACCAAGCATATCCTGTGCTGTGGCTGCCTGACGGATAAAAGGATTTTTAGCTAATTTGCGAATTTCATTGGTGCGGTCAGCAAGCCTTAATCTTTCAACTGTTTCAAAGGCCTCCTCAAAACTCTGAGGATTCATATTGATTTCTGCTTTGCCGGCCGCTTCTTCTGCCGCCAATCTTTCCTTCATCCTGGCATTAGCTTTGGTCCCAGGACGGTAAGGACTTCTGAGCCATTTAAGATAGTTGACTCCCGCAACAAGACCTTCGACCCCGGCATGGAGTCCCATAAAGAGAGCTGCATCCTCAGCGCCAGACTTGAGCATTTGTTTCCAAGTCTGATTGTTTATTCTACCCGTCCCTACGGCTGTCCCTGCTTCTCTAGCAGCACCAAAGCCAAAACCAGTTAAACCAGATGCACCAACGCGCCCAGAAAACCTCGTCAAAATTTGAGGAACCAGTCTTTTGGTTGCTTCGTCAAAGACATATCCCCCAACCTCTCCAATAGTTGCCCGGGTCACGCCGCCTATGCCGACAATGGGTGCAGCCATGCCTGCGAACTCGCCGGCTTGCTCGGCTATTTGAAGGCCTTCGTCATATTCCGGGGGGATGGTGTATTGTCCTTCATGGTAAGGAAGGTTCTGAAAGTCCTTTACTGATAGATTATGTTTTTTCAGTAACTTATTATATGATTTAACCCTTTGGTTATGCTGTTGTCTTATTTCGTTATACTGTCTCACCAGGGCATTATGCTGGTCAATTAATTCCTGAGAATACGGATTGGCTTCTATTTTTTGCTTTAACTGGACTATTTGGTTCTCAATATTGGTTAATGCTCCCTGAGATTCATTTAAAATATTGGTTAGCCCACCCAGCTCCTCCTTTGATTTTGTGAGGGAGGTTATTAGTCCCTGACGTTTCTGCTGTATTTTACGACCTTTTTCGGTAATTCCGGTTAATGGTCCTTGGGTGGGGGCTTGCGGTTCAGGCTGATAAAGCCCCAGGGTGGCACCCCGAACTGCCCCTTTGGCAAATCTATCTCCGACCTTTTCGGCCTGGGCTATCTCTTCCTCGGTAAGGGGTTCGCCATGAACCGCCGCGGCTCCCTCGACCACAGCACCTAAGCCCTTACCGGCCTGTTCCGTGGCAACGTCAATGCCTTTCTTTACCTTTTGCCAGCCTTGGGTCAGACCCTCTACGTCGGTTTCAAAGGGGGCTGCTATGTCATAGGTGCCCTGGCGTTCATACTGTTCTCCTGGGTCATCAATCTCGGTCACTTCAAGGAACTGTTGTTCCGGTTCAGGTCCCAGGCCCTGGAGTTTCTGTCTGGCCCAGGACAGGTGCCTGGCTACGTTGCGGTCGTAATGCGGATCGCTGCCGCCGTTGTAGGCCATGAGGGCCTTGCGGTAATTGTTGCCATGTTCTTTCAGGAGATCCCGGAAGTGGGCGGCCCCGGCGTCCAGAGATTTATCAGGATCGTAGCGGTCCTGGTTGTTACGGATACCGTAAGCCTTGCCGGTGGCCAGGGTCATTTGCGACAAACCGATAACGCCGGTGAGGCTCTTGGCGTCAGGATTGAACTGGCTTTCCTGTTTCACCAGGGAGACGTAAAGGTCTTCCGGCACCCCATATTTCCGGGCGTAGGACGCAGCCTTCCTCACCAGTCCATCCTCGTCAACTATGGGCTTGACCTTGAGCGGCTTGGCCGGCTTGACGGTGCTCCCGCCTCCCCCAGCCTCAGGATCGTCAATCTCGGTCACTTCCAAAAAATCAGGCATAGGCTATTTCCTGGGCAACGGTGCCCTGAACTTGGTGCCGTCAGGTTTTATTACGAGGAGATGGGTGTCTCGGTTAAATATTTTGGTGCCGTCTTTTGTCTGGTATCCCTTGCCCTTGGGCGGAATGTTGGGGAGCACTCCCACCCCAGGAATATTGAATCCGGTCGTCTGTTGTCCTGGCATTTGCCCTTTCTTGTATTTCGTGGTAGTCGAGGTCTTGGTTGATACACCAAAACCGGGAACGTCCTCGCTTGAAACCGTCTGAGAAACAACGCCGGTTTTATCATCTTTGGGGGCTGGCATCCTCCGGCCACCTTTTTTCTCGGTGCCTACCTGTAGTCCGGGGTAAACTTCGTCATAAACCGGGACCTCCCGGTTGGCCTCGGTCTCCTGGCGGCCCCGAATATTGGTGTCTCTTAAATTCTCAAGTGCGACACGGTTGCCCTGTCTAGCACCCTCAAGAACCATCGGGTCTGTGTACGGCCTGACCACCGTGGGAATACCAGGAACCGGGATCATTTCGTTGGTATCCTGACGATAGATAAACCTGGGCTGGTTTTCTTTGGGCTGCATCATAACCTTGGACAGGCCGGTAGCATCATATTTCTTCATACCACTCGGGCCCAATACGCCTACCATATTCTTAGCCGCCGGAATATACGCTCCTCCCGCCGGCAGGCTGGCCACCCCGCGCCGGTGAGCCTGTTCCTGAGCCATGGCCTGAGGGGTGCCGGGGCTGGTTCTGCCTCCCTGTGCTTGACCAGGGAACTGCGCCTGTACGGCCGCTTCCCCTGCCGCGGTCTGAACCTCCGGAGTAACCTGCCTGGCTATCCCCTGCTTTCCCAGGATGTTCCAGAATTTCCCTGTGCCCCCCACTGGCTGGCCCGGCTGCATTTCCCGGGACGCCTGGGCAATCTTAATGGCGGTGTCCAGGTCTTTGGCTTCCCGGGTCTGCTGACGCCCTTTCATCCCGCCGACAAAGTTGGCGATGCCCAGGGCAGTATTGACGCCCAGTAAGATGTTATCCAAAATGCCTCTGCGTCGATAGTAAGGCATAATCAGCTACCTCCCATGAATTCCGTGGGCGAAGCAGGAGTCATCGTCGGGGAACCCTGGGCGTTGTATGTCTGGATGGAATTCTTCCGCACCCCCGGGATGGTGAGGGGGTTTCCCTCCTGAGAGTATCCCGTGCTGGCTCCCATGTCCACTGGAGTTTTCAGTCCTTCCAGGGCCTTGTTGACTCCCCCGCCGACTGCCTGCTGGACTCCGGCGGTAACTCCCCCGGCCACGCCGCCCTTGACACCCCCCTGGCTGGCTCCCGAAGTAACTCCACCGGCCACTGAAAGGGGAACGCCGACCATAGGCAGACCGGCCATGCTCAGACCCGCACCGCCGATTTGCGCCAACTTTCCAAGGGTAGAGAAAATGGCCATTATGTCCCTCCCCCGCCGCCGGAAGTCTCCGTGGTGCCTCCTGACGTAACCGGCGCCCTCGGGATGCTCAGATATTTGGCCAGGGTGTCAAGGTTCTGCTGTTTCTTGTTGATGTCCAGCCCCTCAAGGTTTGACAAGCTGGAGACTCGGCTTTTCAGGCCCTCCCGTTCCACGTTGGAGAAGGCTTCCGCCGCAGCTCCCCCGGTCACCCCCGACCTGGCCAGGTTGCCTCGTAATGACTCCTTGGCCCCTGCGGTCTGGCCAGCCGTCCGGGAAAGAATTTGCCCCGTGTAATACTGCTTTTCCTGGGGAGAAAGCCCTTCCTCATTCTGCGCTTTCCAGTAGAGCTTGGGGAGAATTTCGGAGTAATAGTAGCCGGTGCGGGGCGGGACATACTCTTGCCAGGGCTTGAAATTGTATTGAGTGGTAGAACTTTGGCTGCCGCCTCCGGGATCGCACAGAGCAACCGGCCCCTTGTACTCATGGAAGTGCTCTTCGAGGACCTCCCCCGTTGCCATGTCCAGAACTGTTTTGGTGTAGATTTTCATAGTCGGCCTCGTCGAAGGGGCGAAAGTAAATATGCCAGACCTTCTTGCGCCCTTCGTGTTCAAACATTTTCTCGGCAAACTCGTTGCCGGGGGTAGAGTAATTTCCGGTCCCCTGAGCCCCCCTTTCCATGGCCCATAATTCAAACTGGCGGGCTAAATGGCGGGTATGCAAACCGAGGGGAAATGTTGCCATGACTTCGGCCCACAGGTCATATTCAAAGAAGGGATAATACTGAATTAGCCGCCCGATAAGGAAAGCGTCAGCGTCTCCCTTGGCATCTTCTTTGACCAGCACCAGATGATTCTCGTCGTAAAAAACCCCGTTCAGATAGCCCGATACGGCGTTTTCGTACTTAAAGCGGTCCCTGGCGTAAAGCGTCTGGCCGCAATCCTCAAGGTAGGCCACCAACTTATGATACATCTCCTCAATTTTGCGCAGGTCCCTGGGTTCGGCTGGTCTTATCTTCATTCCATTCCTTTCTTACTGCAGGTGTTGGCTCATAACGTCAGAGACCGCCATGGTGGTCGGTTCCACCGGCTTGCCATGAACCTCGTAGCCGGTGACCGCGTTCATAAAGAACTGGTAAGCGTCGCCATCGCCGGTGAGGGCATGGACCGCATAACTGACCACCGCCGCCTGATACTCGATGGGAATCTCACAGATTTGGTCCTCCAGGGTGATGTTGGGAGATAGAGGCAGAGGGCGCCGCACCAGATCAAGCAAGATATTTCCGGTTAGGGGAGTCAGGTTTGACAGCTCCGAGGCCGCCGAACTGATAACCGAGTTGGTTTTGTTCACCGCGTCGAGGAAAAGCCCGTATTCAGTCAGGGGAATCCGGAAGGAGTCCCCGGCCACCCACTTGGTCTGTTTGGGCAGGTCGGCGGTCACCTTGTCGTTAGTGGCTTCGGCATCGCCCACCGTCCGGATAATGGCCCCGGCGTTCCTGGTGGTGTTGTAAACCGGGTAACCCGGGATGCCCCCCAGGTTGCCCAGGTTACGGCCGGCGTTATCTACCAGATAATCGGAATTGTCGTAACCGCTGGCGATGTGGGTGCCGGTGATGCTGGCCATGCTTCCCAGGTCCAGGGTGCTTGACACCAGGCTGTCATCCCCCGGCGTGTATTCTGAACCATTGGAGGTAGGTATGGGGGAAAAGCCGAGGGTTAGGAACTCGGCGTTCTTGTAGGCCGGGAAGACATAGACGGGCTGGCCGGTTTGCCCCCGGTACTCCCGGTCAATCTGGGCCATTCTCCTCACATCTTCCAGGACTTCCAGTTCCTTGTAGGCCGTCAGGCTGTCGCCGGTAAAATACTTGCCAGCAGTCACCCTCTTGATGCCAAAGGGCAGGCGGTAATTCTGTTGGCTGGCGGCCGGACGGATGAGGGCCAGAGTACGGAGGCAGCCGGTAAACGCGGCAAAAGCCTCCATGCCGGTATTGATGGCGGTGGTAATTTCATCCCTTTCATATTCCTCAAAGTCAAACTTCTTAACCTTTAAGGCCCGCTGCACCATACGGATCAGTTGCCTGGTGCTGTTTCCCGGCGTGATTAAATTAAAATCTTCGGCTCTTACTGTAGGCATAGTTTATGCCTCCTGTGCTTTGGGACCGTCCACATGCGCCTGTCCGACCCCTCTGTAATCGTCCACATGGACGTTAAAAACATCCAGGCCTGCCTTGGCCTTATCCAGTTCGACCACTCCTTTGTACGACCTGCTGCCCAGCCACCAGACCGCGTAGCCAATGAGCCCCGGATGGTGGGCCGCCGGGATTTCAGTAACTGCATCAGGGCTGTTGATGTTTAACTCCAGAGGCTTCCGGGCCACATCCAGGAGAAGGTTGCCGCTTTTGCCATAAATATTGGCGATGGTTCCCAGATAGCTACTGAGGAAGTAGGATTCTTCGTCGGTGGCATCAATGACCACCCCATACTCGCTCATGGGAACCTGAAAACTATCTCCCAAGTCCCATTGGTTATCCGAGCCCCCGGATAAGGTGACGTTTATCCGGTCATTGGTGGCCTCGGCATCCTCAATGGAGGTTATGAGCCCACCAGAGCCGTCCGTGGTGTTAAAAACCATGTGGCCCACGGCTACACCCAGAGTAGTGAAGTCACGTCCGTCAGCGTCCACCAGGTAAGCCGTCCCTGAGTATCCACTGGCAATGTGTGTCCCGGTAATATTGCCTACATTGGTAAAACCCGTGGCGGTGGTGACCACCCCATATTCGTCCCCGGTCCAGGCGGTGCCATCGGTGGTAGGTATGGGACTAACCCCCACATGAAGGTTATTTCCAGCCCGATAAGAGGGAAAGCAGTATTCCGGGTCGCCAGTATCACCACGATAATAGGGATTAATGCGTTTCATGGCCGTCCGGTCCCGGACCATTTCCAACTCTTTGTAGTCGTAGCGGTTATTGGTCTTGTAAAAAGCGCCTGATATGACCCTAAGACTGTTGAAGGGAAGACGGTAGTTTTGCCAGTCGGCCTTAACCACGATGATGGTGGGCATAAGCAGGCAGCCGGTGAGAAAGGCGAACCGCTCCTGACCGAAGTTAAGGGCCTTGACCACATCAGCATTGGGGTAACGGGTTGTGTCATCCTCGGCCACCCCGAGCAACTTGCGGGCTTCGTACATCATTTCCTGGGTGGACAAACCCTCGAAATAGGCGCCGTAATCAGCTTGAAAAGGGGTTACAGACAATTTGGCCTCCTCATCCTACTCGCTGCCAGAAATAAACTGTGGTTCCCGGAGAATCAAATATGATGCCATACTGCGACAGTGGCACCTCGAAAGCGTCGCCCTCGTCCCAATCTTCGCCACCTGCCAGGGTTCCGTCAACGCGGTCGTTTGTGGCATCTTTGTTTTGGATTGCTGTTATGATGGCTGACTCTCCTTTGGTTGTATTATAAATCTCCTGACCTATGGCAACTCCCAAGTTTGATAGATTGCGCCCGACCGAGTCTACCAAGTAGGCTGAATTAGGATAGCCGCTTTTATGTGTCCCGGTTAAGTCCTCAGTGGGAGAAGTGGCAAAGTGTATGTTTCCCAGCAAAGTCCAGGAGCCGACCCCAAGCAATATGCCGGGATTTGTAGTAAGCACGCTGGCATAAACAGAACCAATGGGCCAGGCCTGGCTTGCTGCAGGAATTGCCGGGCTTCCCTTCACAATCTCCCGCACCACCGAAGCCACTGCTACGCTATCGGTGCCGATGGGGATGGAATTCACCTGGACTTGGAGTTGAGTAAGCAGCGATTCCAGAGCTTGAATCCGGCTTAAAAGTATATCTGGCCTAACTGGCAATAGGGACCTCCTCAAATTCCCAGGGGAGTTTCAAGGTGAAGTCCTGATCCGTACTCTCCAGAGTTATCTCCAGTTCCCGGGCCGTGGTCCCCAGGGGTAAGGTCTGCGGGTCTGATTCACCAACAGCTTCATCCAAAGAAAGACTGCCGCTTACTGCAGTTCCGTCCCTGGCCCAACTCAGCGTCAGGGGGCCACCGCTTAACTGGTAAATCAATTTGCTCCAATCCTTCACCTGTTTGTTCTTGCACCACAGAGGCAATACTATTTTAATGGATAGCGGATTATCACCGGAGTCGAACTCGTAAATATAAATGCCTGAGGCATAGTAAACCTTGCCAAGAATCTGGTCAGCGAAGATGGCCGCAGGGGTGAAGTTGCGGACGTAATGGGCCAAAGGGAAGCCGTGGCTGTAATCAATCCGCATCACCCGGGCGGTGCCGTCAGTATCGGTAAAGCTCAGATAGGCTTTCTTGCCGGCCATGGCGCCGATCACGTCATCCATGGAGTCGGAGTCAATGGCTGGGTTTATCTTCTCCAGATAAAAGCCGTCTCCCCCTCCCAGGCTCGAAGTGTAAAGCCCCTTCTTGGAGGCATAAACCTGCTGGGTGCCCTCCAGTTCCAAAAGGAGTTTCTGAGTTACGGCGCCCTCCCGGGCCCCGGGCCTCTGGCTCCAGGAAGCCGGATCACTTGATGTTAACAGGAAAAGGTGTTCCCGATGCTTTCCCCGGGCAGCCAGATAGTCACCCAACTTGGCGACTTGCTTCAAATCCTCGCCTTCGGTGACTACCCGATAATTGGCGTAAGGAAAGGCCTCGTAGAAAAGCTCGTTGCTGTAAACCATGTGATGAGGGAAGCCGTCCACACCCACCAGGAAAATGCGGCCATTGGCTTCCACCATGTCGGTACAGGCCGGCGGGGGTCGGTTGTGGAAATTGGTTTCAACTTCGGTAAGTTCGCTATCGTCCAGATCATAATCGTATGAGGTACTGGTGTTGTCGTCGATGGTGAAAACGAAAAACTCGGTGAGTGAGCCCCCTATAACTACCACTCGGCGCTTAGTCGTCTGGCCGTCGGTATCCGGAGTTAAGTTTCCGATGGCAATAGGTTCACCCGTGGTTGCAATGGCTTCACTAAATTCGCTGTACGGGCCGTAGTTGCCCAATTCATTCTCGTAGGCGACCGCAAAATAATAGGTTCCGGAGGTCTGGCCCCGGACGATGCGCCAGTTGTCAAAGCTAACCTCGGCATCTTCGGTCTGCGCTTCCAGTTCGATTCTAATGGCGGTGATGGTGTCCCAGCCCCGCCCTGAGGTTGATCCTACTCTTTGCCATGAAGCGGTGGGAATTTTCAGTTGGGTCCAGGAACCAGTTTCGCTTTTTACTCTCGTTTCTGGCTTGTAAGTAGTCAATGTCTGGACAGTCGTCTCTTGACCTACTCTCCAGTTATCATCTACTGGCACGCTAAAATTATAAAGTGCTTGCTCTTCTACGGAAGTAAAACTTCGATCATATTGGTTGCTGACATCAAACGGCAAATTTTGAACCCAAGTAGTATCAGGCTGATTCTCCGTAGCTTCGTTAGCTTTGCCATATTGGGGGTCGAGAATTGTTGATTGCTCAGTTGATGGAATCTCAACGGTATAAACAAAATAGTCCTTATCAAAGCCTTTGTCGGCCGCACAACTCATTTTAAACGTAATGCGCCTGACGTAGGCCAAATCGACGGAATAATAATCCACGCCGATGTAAGCATTTGTGCCTACTCCGACGCTGGCTGAGATTTCCGACAAATCCAATGAAGTTTCCAGGGTCCCGGTACAGACCGTCGCCGCCGAACACGTCAACTGCATGGACTGAGTGCCTTCGGTATAATGGGTAGTATCGGCGGCCAAAGCTCCGGAGGCCCCTCCCCCGGCCTGCACCCAATAATACAGATCCTCGAAGTCGGCTATGGTTTTATCGGAAACCGTTGACTTGGCCGCGGTCGGCTGGGGTGGCGTGTTCAAGCCCCACTGATAGGCCTGGGACCACCCGGGCTTCCACTTCCGGCTAATACTCCCGTTGCTCAGGACGAAATACTCGTCATTGATGGGCAAAATACAAAATGGGCCGGTGAAACTGGAGTCAAGCAGGGTCGTAGTAGAGCCGTAAGTCACCCTGAGACCATCAGAGTGGGTGGTAAAGAGGTACTGCGTCTGGCCGACATAAGATACCTTGGCATCAACGATAGTGGCCGCAAGGGTCCAGGCAAGCAAATCCTCCCGCATGGGAGTCACCTGGCCCAGGACTCCGAACTCGCACCCCAGGCTTTCGGCGGTCTCTCCCTCTTTGAAGAAAAGTCCCGCGTCCCTGAGATTCATGCCAAGATGCAGGTTCTCAATCAGGCACATTTAGGGCTCGTATTCAATGACGATAATGACGCTGGCCGCCGTGTCAAAATTGCAGTCGTCAATCTCCAGACAGGGAATCCATCTTACATTGGTCCAGAAAGGTTCCTTGGTGACCCCGCCATCCGTACTTTTTTGGAAACAGAACTTGGGTCCAGTTACCGACCCGGCCCTGAGCATGAAATAATCGTCCGTAGCCGAAGGCCACATCTTCACCGCGGTTATCTTGATGCCATCAGGAAAGGCCGTAGCACCACTCCAATCGGTATCAAGAACGGTAAGTACAATAAGGCCAGGGACGGAAGTATCTGCCGCCGTGGTGGCCAACAGAGGCGTGGCCATCAAGCAGACAATCAGGACAGAAAGGAGAAATTTTCTCATAATTCTTACCTCTTACTGAAAGTAGTAGTAGGTTACGTTCAGTGTCACGGTTCCTGAAAGGGCGATGAAATTTGTGTTCGATAGGGTACTGTAACCTTTTAGTTCCAGAGTTTCCTCTGTGGCCAGGAGCATCCCTACCGCCGTGGTCGGGTCGGTGCCGTCGCTCCGGTAGCGCAGACTACCATCTTCCGGCACCACCACCACCTTATGGGCGCTCTTGCCGTCGTAATCCCCGGAAGTAGGTTGCAGTTTGGTAGAGGTAAAACCCTTGGCTGTGCTGGAAATTGATATTTGCTCAAAATCCCCCGCCACTAATTGATCGTCCCAAAGATTCGGCATGACGCTTGTCTCCTATGGCTGATATTCTTTCATGGGCCCCAACCTTAATTTCTCTGCCGGCGGCGCCTCGTCTCCCCAAATGCTGGCGTAATATTTCTTGTTTTTGGTGTGCAGTTCCAAATAATTATGCGGTTTATTGTTCGGATGGGCCAGATGAATGACAACCAGGTCGTCCCGATGCACGAAGGGAACCTTGGCCCTTCTGAGCCGTTGCCGGAAATCATCGTCGTCAAACCCCATGCCCTTGGCGTATTCCTCATCAAAGCCGCCGATGGCCTCGTAGGTCTCCCGGGAAAGGGCGGAGCAGAAATGAACTTCAACATTGCGGTACTGGCTGTGCTGATACCAGTGGCCCGGGGGCAGTTTGTCGCCCGGGTTCAGATCAGTTTCTTTAATGGCAAAGCAGGAGCAGACCACATAGCAGTTCGGGTTTTTGGCGAACTCCTCGTCCAGCCCACCCAGCACGTTGGACCGATGCACACACTCGGGATTGGTGATAATCATGTAGTCGCCGTTGGCCATCTCCACACCCTGATTAAAGGCGGCCGCAGGGTTCCAGGAGTCCAAGGACCCTCCCTGCACCACCCTGATATTTATCTTGGGGCTGAACTCCTTGATGAGGTTTTTGAGAAGATAATTTTCCTGATTTACCACCGCACACTTGGCGTCATTGATGAGAATGACCTCGTAATCGTGTCTCTGGGGATAAATTCTCTCCAGTGACATCAAGGTGGATCGCAGTTGAGTTGACCGCTTGTAATAGGGCATGATGAGGCTGTATTTAACCGGGACATGCAGCGTGGGATTAATAGTTATGCTTTGAGAACCCACGTCGAAGCCAGCCTTGAACAAAGCCCACCGAACCCCACCCATGCACTCGTCGGCCCTAACCTTGTTAACGCTGGTCCATTCGGCCTCCTTGAGACAGGATTGCTTTTGAGCTGCAAACCAGTGAACCCCGATAGTGTCCCGGGTTACATGCAGCAGTGAACTGTCTTCCCACAAGGCAACCGGCTGAGTATGCACTCGTTCAAAGGGATAAACCGCATGTTGGGGTATCTGGGCAATGGTGCTCCCGGCGGCCCTGGTTTCCCCCGGGGGAGCAAAGCGCACCAGAAGGTCAGTCCCCAAATCCTGGTATTTCAGCTTGTCGTCCAGGGCATGGGCCAGTTTAAGACCAATATTTTCCATACCTTGAAACAGTTGAGCACCCTGCTTGCCACCCAGAAAGCCGATGGCCTGCCACTTCAACAGATCAGGTACTTCCCCCCAACACAGGAGGGCATCGGCAGTCATATCCAACCTCAGGTGCTTCATGGGCCGGAAATAGATAATGTCGAAGTCAGACCAGAAACCGCCCATTTCGTGCAGGAGGCGCCACCGGTAAAGGTCAGACCGATGCACTTCGGTCATTCTCGGAAAGTCCTTGATGGCTGCCCGTCGTAAACTGACGTTGGGACCAGCCTCTTTGAGCCGGGGGAACCAGTCCTCGCCGGTGTAGCAACAATGTCCGTGCTCCATGGTGCGCCAAGTGGGAGAGGCCCCGATGTCCTGAGGGTGCCAGACGATGATGCGCCAGTCCGGATTGTGCAGGCTAAAGGTGGCCACAGTGAGCCAACGCAACCAGGAAAGAGGCTTGTCCCTGCCCCAATACAGGTGCATTATGAGCGGGATCTCTTTAGCACCTACGGAAGAAGGCATGTCGCTCCTCACCGGCGATTAAAACCGTCATTTCCTCCGGCCGTTCGGCCAGAAACTCCTCACAGGCCAGCCGGACCCCCGGCAGCCAATCCGTGGGCGCCACCTTGCGCCTGGAGTTCTTGACGTAAGGATTTTCCCCGTAATATCTGGTAATCAGTTCGCACACGTCCGGGCGGGCGTAATCATCCACCAGGACGATGGCCCCCGGGGCCAGCCGGGGGTAAATTGCGGTCAGCCCCTGGCAAGTGCTGCTATACAAATCTGCGTCAAGGTGCGCAAAGCAGATGCACGGTGGGAGGTGCTTCTCCAGGGTGTCACAGAACCAGCCGTCGATAATGGCCGGTTGGGGGAGGCCCAGGGTGGCGAAGCGGTCCCGGGTGTAGGCCGGATCAGTGGCGAAGTTCTCCGGGATAAGGGGACAGTTGCCGTCCTCCGGAGTGGGCACAGGCAGGCCCTTGAAGCTGTCAAAGAGCCAAAGGGTCCTGTCGGAGCCCCGTTCCTGAAGAGTTCTGGCCATGACCGCAGCAGTCATGCCGGTCAGGCTCCCCAATTCCACCACGTCGCCGGGGATTCCCAGGGACAAGACTTCGTTGAGCAAAAACCAGAGATTGACTCCCTGCTCGATGTTCAGGCAGCCTTGCTTTTGAAAAAACTCGGCTATGAATAGGTTTGATTGCATTATTGCTCAATATATTTTGATAGTTAATTTAGGTGCTTATCTTTTCTATTGCATAATTCTATTGCATTCTATTGCTTATTTGCCAAAACAAATCCAATGATTACCCCACTCCGTAGTCACCGGAGCGTGTTTTTGCCACAGGAACTTGCCCCCACATGATTTAACCAGGGGATGCAGTTCTATTTCTCGATAGGCGTTGTTGAACATCTTACCGTGCTTGCCATCCGACAGAACATCCTGGCCGCCCTTATGGTAGGCTGGGTCTCCAAAGAACTCGAACAGCACCTTTCCGTCAGGACGCAGGACCCGCAGGGACTCCTTAATTAAGTCTTTGGCATGTTCCCGGGAGAGGTGCTGAATCACGAAGCAGGAGTAAATGACATGGAAGGTGTCCGGGAAAAAGGGGAAGTCCTTACCGTTGCAGGACAACAGCACCGGCAGGGGGCTTACCGCCCGGGCCACCATCTCTTGCTTGGCCTCCTGGCACATCAATTCGGTGAGTTCCAGGCCGAACACGTTGTCAGAGAGTTTGCAAAACTGGCTGATTTCCCGGCCATAGCCGAAACCGATCTCAAGAACGAAGTGGTCTTTCTGGATCTCCAGCCGCTCAATCAACTGAGGCTGGCTGAACTGCCAGATTTTATCGGTGAAATAGGTCGGTGCCTGCTTAATCCACCAGTCTTTCCATTCCTTAAACTCCATCTAACCAGTCTCCAAAGCCGCATGTCCTGAGTTTCTGTTCCGTCTCCGGCCAGTTGCGGATAATTTGGCGCAAGGGCCGCGTCTCTTGGCGGTAGGTGTGGGGCTGCAGGTCCAGCACCGGCATCCCCAGATACTCCTGGATCTTCCGGATCTCCCCCGGCCAGTCGGCCACCAGGTCTTCGTAATAGACGTGCAAAGCCCCGGGAAAGGCCTTCTCGGCCTCGTATCGGTATTTGCTAATGTCCTTGACATCGCCCAGGAACTCGCTGAAATCGAACTCGATGGTCGGGGCGTAGCTGCGGGGCTTCTGGACTGAAAAAGTGGTCTGCCGGGCCAGTTCGTGGGACAGGTAGCGGCGCAGCAGGTTTCGGCGGTTCAGAATGAGGACCCGCTCCGGCGGGAAAAAGCAGCTCACGGCTTTCCAAAACCGGAGCAGGGACAGCTTGAAGGTGCTTTTGATGAAAAAATCCCCCCATTGGTGGGTGATGGTCCCCCGGAAGGGGCGGTCCCGCTCCTGTTCATCCAGGAGGCGGTAGTCTCGCAGCACCATGAACTGGTCAAGGGCTCCATGATCCATGGAGAAGGAGCGCATGACCACTTTCGGGTGGCTGGACAGGGCCCATTCAACCATCTGCGTTCCGGACCTCGGCATAGTTACGATGAGAAACTGCTTTTTGATTTGCTCTATTGTCCATGGGATAACCGTTTTTTTTTGCGTAGCCGGTACATCTGCCAGACCGGCAGTACGTTATGACCAACGGCCAAGTGCTGGGCTACCTTTTCAAAGCCTATCCGGTCCAGTTCGTTTTCTAACTGCACGGTAGTTATGCTGTCTTCCCCGTTCAGGAACATGGTGCCCCCGTCCCATTTCTGATAAAACTGGAAATGCGCCTCCCCGCCCTCTTTAATCAGGCTGTGCACTACCTCGAAATATCTCTTGGCTTGCCACCAGGGCAGGTGCATCCACACGGCCACGGAGTACACCAGGTCGGCCATGGGCAGGTTGGGGATTCCGTTCGGCACCAGGTTCACCAGCCTATATTTGTCCTCCGGAACCCCGATTTCTTGAAAACTGTGCTCCACCATGTCGATAAGGCCCTGATCCACCTCGAAGCCCACGGCCAGCTTGGCGCCGTTGATGATACAGTCCAGCAGGTATTCCCCCTTGCCACAGCCGAAGTCGAAAACCACCTTGTCCCGGGGGTCGAACTTGAACAGGGACATCCGGTGTTCAGGGTCTTTCTGGGCAGTAATCCAGACGGCTCGATTTACCTCTAAGATTTCATCCTCAGTCCCATGATAAGCGTTCTGGTGCTTGTCAGACCACTCTTTCAGAACCCTACTATCAAACAATGGATATGGCGGCTCATCCGGTATCTGGTCATAGGTCTGGAGACTGGAAATAGGACGAGGTTGAGGTTCCGTCCAGATGTCCGGGGGCAGGGTCCCGGGAGGGTACTTGTCGTCGGCCAGATGGTAGCAGGCACAGGCTGACTCGTTCAGTATCCAGTTCCGTTTGGCGTTGGCCTCAAGTTGGGATTTGTCGAAGGTATGGGCCCCGATCTTGACCATCATCTTCTTGTAATCCCAATACCCGTAGTGAATCACGCCGAAGGGTGCCTCCCGGGTGGTCTCCGGGGTGATATGGGCGGGATAAAGGCGCAGGTGGACCCCATGCTTGACCTCAATCTTGATGTCCGGCATTACCCGCCACAGGCGCACGAAGCGTGCCCGGGTAAATAGAGAGTCGGTTCTCACCCACGTCTGGGACCGCCAGAGGTTAAGCTCAGGAAAACCGAAGGCATCCACCCCGTCAGGCCAGTGGTTGCAGAGAGAGCGCAGGCCCCCCATGGTGCCCCGGCGGTCAAGAACCTCATCGCAATCCAGCCAGAAAAGATGTGTGGCGCCTAATTCCAGCCCTTTTTCCAATAGCCTTTGCTTGTGCGCCAACTCGTTCATCTGGTCATTTTTCATGCCCTTAATGACATGGACGCCCGGGTAACTCTCAGCCACCTTTACAGAATTATCGGTGGAACCGTCGTCCCAGACAACGATATGATCGCAGTAGCGGTATAGGTTATCCAGACATCGGTCCAGGTTGCCCTTTTCCACCTCGTTATACATGCAGACCTGACCCACCAGGACCACGTTGTCGGCCCTGGCCCTTTCCCAATACCCAAAAAAGCACATATAGGCCGACGGGAGGATCACCCGTTTAAAGTCAAAGCCGAAGTCCCGTACCGTCCAGAGACATTTGTGCAGGACATGGGGGTTGCCATGATAAAAGCCCTCGGGGTCGTTATGCGCGTCAAGATTCTCGTCCCAATACAGGGGCGTGAAGGCAATAACCGCCCTCTTGGCGATGTGCTTGGCTTGGGCCAGAATCTTCCGGGAACGTGGCTTGTCCAAGTGCTCTAGCACGTCAATCAGGAGTACCACGTCGAACTCCCGGTCGGTAGGCAGATCGGTGTCATTCAGGTCACAAAGATAATCCGGTTCTGCCGGCGGCCACACGTCCAGGGAATGATAGGAAGCTCCCCCCACCTTCCGGTAACGCCCGTCTCCGGAGCCCACGTCAAGAATCCTGTCAGTAGGCTTGATATACTTTCTCAGCCACTCCAGGACATGCGGTTCCGGCTGGTAGAAGGGTTTAACCATGCAAAAAGTTCTCTTTAAAGTCTTCTAAAAACGTTTGGAACATGGACAATTTGTTGTTTGTTTCTAATTCATAAGATACCTTTGTTGCATTAACTTTTTTACCAAATTTATTAATATTTTTCTCAATAATGTTCTTTATCTCATCGCTTACATCATATATTGTTACTCTGATTGCTTTTTTACCAAAGAATGTCCCAAAATAACTTGGTATAATAGAAAGTATCTTAATTCTTCCGGCTCGAACCCCAAAAAAATCGCCGGACAAACCATCTGGTTCGTAATATTTAATTTTTATTTCTTTATTATAAAATGGTTGCAGTTCTTTTTTTAAATTTAAAAGACATTTTTCAAAGTCAAATACATTATGCTTTTTGTCTTTTAATATAATTTCCATGTTTACACAAACCTTTCATGATTTAGCGGCAAGGACATCAACTCCAAAGCCCCATTGTAGTTGTCGTAATAGCAGCGGACACAATCCAGACCACAGAAATAAGTCTGTTTTTCCCAGATGTAGCCAATATCCTCCAGCCAGCCCATACGCATAGAAGAAACGTAGTCCCTTCCGGGCGTGTTTTGGGCATACTGCACGCCGCAACAGGGGTAAATGCCCCCGTCAGCCCCCACGACTGGCTTGAGAAGGCTTATTCGACAGTCCCGGCGACCGTGGACGTACTCGGCTCGGCTCTGGTAGATTACCTTCGAGTCATCAATACTGTATCTGTTTAGCTTTATTTTGGCTTCGTGGACCTTATGGGCCGCCTGGTTGATGTCCAGGATGTCGCCCACCAGTCTCACATGGGTAAAGGCTTTATGGAAATTGGCGAATCTCACTAGGTCCTCGATGTAGTCCCATCTCGGCTTTCTGGTCACCACATGGGAAAAGGCCCAATCCACATCAGACCCTACATCCACAGCCCACTTGATACTCTGCCAATCTGGTTCCCGGTCGTCGCTGGAGGAAATGCGGCACCAGGTAAGGTGCCGGTACACATCATCATTCAGTTTTAGGAATTGGGTGCCATTGGTCACCAGACCCACTTTAATGCCCATGTCCTCTGCCAGCCAGGGGATTAAAGAGTTGATATAGGGATAGAGCAAAGGCTCCCCGCCGCCGGTGATGGTTACGGACTTGCACCCCAAGTCCATAAATTTTTCCATGGCAACAGTCAGGCGGTCAGGGTCAAGTTCAAGATTCTTGTCCCGCTCCGAACAGGAACAAAAGTCACAGTTTAGGTTGCACCGATTCGTCGGGTTCAGTTGAACATGAACGGGCGGGATAAACCCGCCCTTGATTCGCCTCACCAGGTCGGCGGCCTGGAGGAGTTTGGCCGGCAGGGTGTTGGCCGCGGTGTAAGAGGTTAAATCGTTCATCCGTACAGCCTCTTGGCCTTTCTGGACAGTTGACGGTGAAGAATTATGGGAACCTCGTCACGCCCTTTGAGGTCGAAGATCCTCACATACTCGAAGGGCAGGCGCTCGTAAAGCAAACCGTTGTTCATCAGTTTTTCGATGGCCCACCCCAGGGCCCGTTGCTCTTTCCGGGGGCTGGGGTCGTCATGGTCGTGAATCCGTTTTACCCAGAGGTCCAGGAGTTTCCGGGTCTGGTGATTGTTGGCCAGATAAACCGTGCCTGACAGGTATTCCCGCTTTTTCTCCAGGTAGCCGGTGGCCACATCCGCGGTCATGTCCATCAAAAGCTCCGGGTAAGCCTGAATTTCAGCGTCGGCGTCCACCCACACCAGCGGGCGGTCCCGGTATTTGTCCAGCATCTTCTTGATAAAGATGGGCTTGAACAACGTGTTCTCCCGCCAGTCACCCAGGGGTTGATATTCCCTGATTTCATAGGACAGATTGAAGCGGTCCAGGCTGGCCTTGAGCCACAGGGCGGCATCCCGATAAAGCTGGTCGGGGGTGAAGCATGAGACAAACACCGGCTTCATGGCGCCCCCAACAAAACACGGGTGCGGCCGCTCAGACTTTTCACCTTGTCTTGGAACACAATTTGAGCCCTTTCCCACTCCCTGAGCACCATGTCCTTGCCGAACTGCGTATGACGGCGCCAGGGAGGATCGAAATATCTCGGGGTGTCGGTACAGGGGACCCCGGCCAGGACAATGCGGTCATACCCCATGAGCAAACCCACCAGGACCCCAAAGAGGCCGGAATTTCCCCCACTCCGGTGGATAGGCCACGCATGCGTTACGCCAGGGCGGTCCCCCCGGTTGGAATGGACTTCCATCGGTTTCCAGCCGTTGTTCTTGGCCTGGTAGGACTGGAAGAATCCCCACCCCGGCAGTTTCTCCGGATGCAGGGTGATCCCGTAATCCAGACGCTTGCCCCAGGGCCAGTGCATCATCAGGTCATTGATGGCCATGAGTTCAAACTCCTTCGGCTCAACTTCGGCCAGGTCGCTCCAGATACATTCGGCAGTACCCAGGATAAGGAGTTGTTGCCCGGTCTTAGTTCCCACCAAGTTAGGCAAATCCCCCTTGGGCTGCACATACCGAAGCAGTTCTTTCATGGCTTTATAAATGGTTCACGCAGGGGCGGGGCCTGCGTAAAAAAATTACCCGCCCCGCGTGGTTAGTCGAAGCCGATTGCAAACAACCGATGCTTCTTGCTGGATGTGGGTGCCGTTCCATAGGTGGCAGTACCACCAGACCATGTAATGGCCGGGTTGTAGCCGTCGGTTTCATCCTCGTTGCCAACCCAATGAGCCACCACATGCTTGAGCGGAATGGCTACGGTGGTGTCTCCTCCCACGGTGCCAGTAATTGTGCAGACGTAACCCTGCATATTATCCCACCTGAAGGAGTGCCCATTTGTCTTGGTCAAGGCCATGGTTGCACCTCCTTTAGGTCAGGAAGTTGGTGAGGTCGGGCAACTGAAACCACCGGATATACAGAATGCCCACGAAGGTATCGCTACCCGCGCTGCAGGTGTAGTCGATGGACGTGCAGGTGCCGTCGGTCAGTTTGGGCATGATGATGGGGGCGGCCCCGTCGTCTTCCAGGTCGCTGCCGTCATCGCCCTGATAGAAAAATGCTCCCAGGGTCCGGGCGCTGACATAGTTCTGTTGAGACCCGGCGGTCACGGTAAAGGCCGGGACCACCCAGCCGGTGGAGGCGATGCTTACGCCTACCAGCAGTCCGTCAGCGTCATACCCAGACTCAGTGCCATTGCCCATACCGACATTCAAGGTCTCCCCGGAATCGGCCGTTTGGACATAGACCGCAATCGTAAACGGGTCGATCAGACAATTAGCCGGAATATCTACGCCGGTGTCGGTCTGGGAGTTGTCGTTATAGATGAGCTTGATAATCTTCTCAGTCCACTCAAAGCCGTTTAAACAGGCCTGTGTCGTCATGTTATCGTTCTCCTCGGCCCTGGGCCTTTAGGTGGTCAGGTTGTAGTGCCGGCCCTGGGCCTTGCGGCGGGTGCAGCAATACTGGCCGACCCAGATGAAGTTGCAGATCATCTTTTCGATCTGGTCTACCTTTTCCCGCCATTTCGTCCGCCGGAAGTTGTACTTGGTGTGGGTGTAAAAGCCGATGTAGTTCTCGTTGAACGCGTACATGTAGCCGGAGGGACAATAGTAGTCGCTGACTACGGGGACGCCCTCGACGTACACGTTCTTGAAACCCACATCCGCCATCTTGGCGTCTTCGTAAATCTGGCCGGGGATGAGCTGGCTCTTTACGAAGCCGAACAGGGTCCTGGTGGTGGTGATGAGGGACACCTGGCCTTCCATGCCGTCCCCCACCTGCTGGGCAATCATCTGATCACGAATGAGGCCAACGGTCAGCGGCTCACTGGTACTATCGTTGAGACCACAAATCCACTCACTCATGTCATCGGGGTCCACCTCGCCGTACTCGCTGGTGGTGGAGCAGATGGCCGGCAGGCCCAGGATGCCCCGGCCAGTGGCGCCGTAGGTGCTGTTGTTGTAAAGATCGTAGGCCATCCCTTCCCGCATGAGCTTGGGGGCTTTCATAACCCGGGACTCGATGGTGTCCACGATCTGTTGCTTGCCGGAATTGAGGGCAAAGTCGTCGATGTCCACTACCACCGGCTCTTCGTAGTAACCAACCTCGAAGTAAGCCGCGGTGGCGAACTCGTACTTGTTGGTGTCCGTGGTGGACAGGGCGTTGAAGGCCCCGCCCTTCCGGTTGCCGTAATCGAGCAAGGCCCGAATCTTCTTACCGCCGTCGTACTTCTTGGATTTGTCCATTTGGCGATAAAGAAGCACGTTACCCAGCAACACCTGGTCGTAAAGCACGGGGTCAATGTAATCGTGGGTAAGGGCCTCGATTGTCGTAACGTCAAGGGCCATAATTTACACTCCTTGGACCCCCTTTTAGAGGTCCGCTAAACGTGGATCGGCCGCCATGGCCGCCCGGCGCTCTTCGGAAGAACCCAACTTCTTGGGACCACCCTTATTTGTCGGCGCTGGAGAACGTCCTGACGGCCCTATGCCCCGGAGCGTCATGCCCCGGGTTTGAGCGTCTTTGGTAGCTTTGGCGGCTCCTGCTTTGAAACCAGCCGCTTCGGCAGCTTTTACCTGGGCTTCCAACTCACCGATGCGGTTGGTCATCTGCCCGAGTTTCATTTCCAAGGCAGCCTCTCCAGGGGTGTAGAACGGATTGGCCTCCATAAACTTCTGGAGGCTGCCGTCCTGTAAGAACTGGTTAAATTCAGGGTGTTTTTCCACGAACTGGCTGGAAGCACGTTCCTGAGCCTGTTCCTGCTGGAACTGAGGCAGGACGTTTTGCTGGGCGATGCCCTGAATCAGTTGCACCAGAGAACCGCCCAGGTTCCCCAGGGCTTCACCGTCTCCAGATTCAACCGCCTCTTTCAGGGTGCTGATGATGTTGTTGCCCAACTCCTGAATGGGGCCGGGACCTTCCTGGCCGGCCTGGGGCTGCGGTCCCTGTGGCGGTTGTGGCTGCCTCTGCGCCGCTTCCAACTTGGCGTTGAGGTCCTGAATCTGCTGTTGCAGGTTCGGAAGCTGTTGGGCCGCCTGGAAATTGTCAATGATGTCCTGGCCGGTGAGCTTGCGAACATCGTCGCCTTCGCCCAACTCGTACAGTTCTCTTGACAGGTCGAGGTCTTCTGTTTGGGGTTCCGGACCTCCCGGACCCTCCGTCGCTGCGGCAGTCTCGCCACCGTCTTGGGGTACGTCGCCACCAGGAGCGTTGATGGTGACATCCTCGCCAGTGCTTTCTATGGAATCTGTGGTCATGCGATGCTTCTCCTTTCCTTGCTGGCTTGAAATAAAAAAAGGCCGGTGGGGCGTCGCCGCCCTGCCGACCTTCTTGAGGTTCCATGTTGCGCTAAATTGTCAGGTTATTTCGGAATAAAACTCCTTTTGCGTCCTTCAAAGACGTTGATGCCCTTGCAATCCCGGTTTTTACACTGAATAGAGACGTATTCCGTGGTTATTTCCCCAAAAAAGAGCAACTTGCCACACCCCAGGCACTCCGTCCGGTGCGATAAATTCGCCTTCGGATGAATCATGGCTAGGGGTGTCTGGGCTTTCTGGGTCAATTCCAAAAATCTATACCTCGGACAGGTTGACGCCCCTGTCTGCCGGCCTCAGTCCTTTGTCTTTGACGTACTGGTTAAATTGCGTCCGGCTCTCAATGGGCTTGACGCCGATTTTATGCTCCATGGACACGGTTTTAGCGGCTTCTGGGAGCCAGGAGACATCCGTGATACTGTCACATTCCACCACAACAGGGGTGATGATCTGCTTCATTTTCCCATTGCCACACGATTCACAGGGCAAAAGGTTGGGGCGTTCGGCAATCTTGCAAAAAATGTCCTTTTGAGACCCGCACTCCTGGCACTCGTAAACGTAGGTGGGCATTACCCCCTCCCAAACTGCGCCACCGCGGCACCAGTGGCCTTGTGGACCCTGCTTTCCTCTTCCACCAAATCGTCCGGCAATTTCTTGGTGGCCAGGGTATAAGCCGCTTTACTGAGAATCAGCATAGACAGCTTGAGGTTGAGGGGATGGGATATTTTCAAGCCAATCCCGTCCGGCTGGTTGGGGTCAAAGATGGCCTCAATCGCCATCTTGGCGATGGTCTGTCCCGGTTGGGGCATGGCCTGATTATTTTGTCCGTTCCCGTTCACCTTCTGCTCCTTTCTCTGCCTTTTGGCTGCCTTGTGGCTCAATGTCTCGTCTCGAAATACGGCCCTTCGGCCTTTTTGAACTTCTCATAGTCGGCGTCTGAGAGACTGAGAAGCTGCTCAATCTGCATAAGCTCATCGTCTCTGAACAGACCCGTATCCTTGAGCCTCTGCATCGCCATACCCAGAGGGCCAGCCCGGAGACGCATAAGCAACGCCTGTTTGTTGGTGACCTCGGGGAAATATTCCAGTAGTGCCTCCACATCAAGGGCGCCGCCCTCAAACAGCTTTAGCGCCTGTTCCCTCTGAGCCCAGCGGTTCGTGGGCAGGGTGGAACCAGCCTCTACCTTAAACCTGTAAGTTCCCTGATAAATCTGGTCGGTCCCGGTAAAGGGTATCTCTTCCTCGTTGTTGTCCCCGGTTCGAAGGATGCGCTGCACGGTAAACCAGTTCTGGCCCAGGGAGACGTACATCAACCCTTTTTCCTCAACGCTTTGGTCGATGCCCCGGATTTTTTCCCGGATTATTATTTGGGCCTTCTCCTGCAGGGTGGCGATGGCCACCCCCGAGGTGACCCCCGTGGGCCTGCGCCCTTCGCTCACATCGGTCAACCCGGTGATGATTTCCACAATGCGGAGCAGGGATTGAATATATTCGTTGTAGTCCTGTGGCAGGTTGGGAACGTCCAGAAACCGAATGCCGGCCGCCAGGGAAGCTACCGGCTCCCATATCCGAGAGGGAGCATTGGTGACGTAGAAGCGGTTGACCCCGCAGGCCTGCGGGAGAATAAGGGGTGGGAGGGCTGAGTTATCTAAATGTGCAGCGATCTTGGAGATTTTCTTGCTGATTTCAATGACCAAAGGCTCTATTTGTTCCACCACGCTCAAGCCGTATTCGGAAATGCCATCTGACAGGGAATACCGCTTGATAAACGGAAATTTGTCCCACAGGTAACATTGGCTGGCCACCTCACGGGGCAGGTCCGGGTTGATGCTCGGGTTGGGCTTGTCGTCCAGGACCAGCTCGCCGTTGTTGGTCACCGCGATGAAGCGGATGTAGCCAGGATATTTGCTTTGCCAGACCGGCTCTATGGGGACTCTGACTGTCTGCTGGGTTGCAGGGTCAATCTGTTCTGCGAATAATTCCTCCCCCTCGGCCACTTCCTGGCCGGTGTTGGGATCAACCCAACTGCCGGAGTAGTCCTTGACCCACAATTTGACCACCAGGGCCCGCTTAACTTCGACGCTGCGCCCCGCCTGGTCGCTTCCCGGGGAATCCGGTTCGTAATCCGGTATGTCTGTCCCAGGCTGCCCCCCCACCAGACGGCGCTGGGTGGACTGCGTACCCCTGATTTTGTCCCGCTCTTCCCCAAACAGGTCGGAATATTCCCGGTTGTATTTCACCGAACCTTCTTCGATGTCCCAGGTCCGGTAAATCTCAGCCAGTTCCATGGGGTCAAGAATGGCCACCATGGGAGATTTCTGCAGGTCAACCGCCTTGGGCCAGAAAAGAGTCTGGAAAACATCCAGGAGATCTACCACCACCTCGCCGGCGCCGCCCTCAGCCCCGGGGTCGAAGCGCATCATCTCGGTGGCTAAACCGTACAGTTCTGAATTGTGGGTTGACTCCTGCAGGACGAATTGCTGATCGGTCTGCTCCCACCAATCATCAACCGAAGCCTGCCAGGCTTTGGCGCCCTCGGTGGAAGCGTCTGAGGAGGGTCTGAGGTCAACCCGGGGTTTGTTGTCGGTGAGGTTGGCTTTGAGGGTATTGACTGTCTTGAACACCAAGTTGACGGGAACCTGGGCGTATGAGGACTTGGCCCGGAAAAAACGGCCGCGGTAGAGTTCGTGAAACCTCAACCAGAGGGAAGGCAACTGCAGGCGGTCCCGGTGGCGCTTCATAATTTTCATCATGCGCCAGCACCAGGGACCGACCTCTTTAGAGCCCTCGGGCGGGGGCTGAGTCTCCCAATCTGGATGCTGCCTCTGGTCGAGGGATTCTATGGCGGATAAAGAGGATGCCGGTTCAGCCACGCTCAGTGATGTTCATGACATTCTCCTCCTGTGATTGGTCGTGCTGGTCTTCCCTGGTATCAACCGGACGGCGGTGCTGTTCCGGCACCTGCCACATTTCCGGTTCGCCGTCGGGCCGGTCACCGCCTATGGGAACGTGGTCGCCTTTTACCATGGATAAGACCCCTTCTCCATCATGTCTTTATACATAGGAGCAAAAAAGTCGGTAAGTTCAATGCCAAAATCCTTAAAAAACTTTTCGCAACGGTTACACATAAATAAATTATCGCCTGGGGCAAGATAGCCGACGGTAGCAATGTCACCGCAACGACACCTCGTGTATCTCGGAACGGCTATTTTTAATAAAGATGAGCATTCTTTCAGCCTTTCAAGCCACATATCAAGAAGGTGCTGTTTTTTGGCTTGATAATATTCAAGTTCTTTTTGGGAAGTGAACCAAATGGAACCCATCCACTTAAAGGCAGCCAATTACGTCGCCCTCCGCATCATAAATTTAAAGAAAGACATATCATAGCCATGTTTGTTTAATTCAAACACAGCCTCAAGGGAGAAAAACGCCTCAACCTCGCCGCGCCTGTCAAGGCATTCAAAGCGATAGGTGGCTGGATTATAAAACCAGCCTGTGTTACTACCAACAGAAACAGCCAACTACTTCGCCCTCCGCATCCCCTTAACTTGGCCATACTGACGCATTCCGGCCTTGTGCTGCCGAGCGCCGCTCTTGCCGGGGTGGCCAGCCAGGCGCTTACCTTCGCTTTTGACGTGCCAGTCTTTAGACCCGGGTTTCCCGGCGTTGATGGAGGCATAAAATACTTCTTCCCCCTTTTTAGGACCATACTCCGCTTTCATGGCCGCGAGGACCTTTTCGCCTTCGTCAGTCAGGGGCATGTGCAGCCTCCTTGGTCATCGAACAACCCTTTTTATGGAACTGAATTTTGCCCGACCGGGCTGCCTTAGCGCCGCACTCGGGACACGTTACCTTATCTTCTTGAAGAACTTTTTCGCTTTTGTCAACAACTTTGGTGACATCTGGCAATTCCACGACCTCCTGGGTGCGTGTCCCGATCTGCACCAGAACCTTTTGTTGTATCTGTCCCTGACCGTCCATGAGGAACGGAAAGCCGTAGCAATGGGGACAGAGAGCCGAGGCGGTCACCGGCCCCCGAAGGATTACGAAGTCTTTGGGGAGGATAAGTTTGAACATCTCCCCCCGGAGCGGCTGGTGAAAGTCGTCATCGGCTACCGAGAAAACGGGGTATTTGCAGGTGAAGCAGGCGATGGTTTTCATTTTAACGTCCATGTTTTTATTGCTTCTCTAAGGGGAAGTTCGTTGCAATCATCAAAAGATACGCTATGAAGTTCTAAACCTACCAGCTCTCCCCCGATATAACATAATGGCTTAAACTGCACTTCCACCAATTCAGCATCATTGGGAACCTCAACCCCAAAGTCCTTGCCTAAACCGTGAAATATAATTTTCATCGTTCCCTATCCTTTTTAAGCGTCTCCTGCACTAATTCCTCTGCAACGTCCCCCTCCGGTGGCACAGACGACGGCTCCTGATAGTCGGGGTGGTAGGGCCGGGCCAGGGGCGACAACCCTCTCCAATCAGCTCCCCGGGGCAAGCCCTCATCCTCCGACGGCCCGAAGATGTCACCATAACCTGAGTCCAAGACCGCCTCCCGCTCCCCAGGAGACAGGGAACGGGGCGGGGGAGACTGGAGAGTTCGCATAATGTCAAAGGCCACCCTAACGCCAGCCAGAGCGTCCATAGCGCCCTGGGAAGGGGACACCGGGAGGCCTGAGATGCCACCCACCAGGGGAGAGTTGAACAAAGCGGAGTCGGCGCAGGAGGAACAAAAGTCCTTCCCGTGGCGCTTGATGCCCTCGGTGTCGCAGAACTGGCCGCATTTGTAGCATCTAGAGGGCATCAAGTTTTTCCTTTATGGCGGCCAATATTTGATTGGTCGTGCTTAGGGTCTCAATCAATGCCAACTGTGATAGGCGATTAAGGTCAAGGGCAACATACTGTTCGCCAGTTAACGGAACGCCCCTCTTTATCCTGTCAAGGGCGTCTGACATTTCTGCTATAATGTCCATATTCTGCACTTTACAGCCATGGTGATCCCATATCGTTTTTGTTTTTGATGAAATCGCCTATTTCTTTTAATCGTTCTGCTGCAATAAAGATAGCTGCGTAATCCGTTGACAAACCCATCACCCCACCAACTTCTGGCCGCAGCATTACCCTGATATATCTTGGCAATGGATTGTCCTTGATATATTCAGCAACTTCAAAAAGTGCTTCAGACAGATCAGAATACAAGGCCCCCAGTCGCCCTGATTCCTCCAAAATTTCATCAGGTTCTTTATCTTTCTCCACTGTCTTCCTTCCCCTTCTTTTCCGGCTCCTGGGGCTTGTTTACCGGGCTTTTCCAGACCTCTTTGCCACACTCGAAGCAGACGTATTTCACCCGCTTCTCGCCGGACACGGGTCGGAGCCGCAACGGAACCCCCCGGTCCATCTTGGAGGGGGCGTAAAATTTGGCGGCCTCGATTTGCACCAGATAATCACTACCACACCTGCATTTTAGGGATGCTTCTGCCATGATTTATCCTTTCTTTTGGTAAACAATAACGAAATTTTTAATTCCCATATCAGCCAAAAAGGCGTCTTCCATGCCCATTAACCACGGAACATGCTGCATACATAAATTCAAATATTCTTCTTCTCCCACCAATTTAGGCTTTTCGTAGTTTTTATACAGATAGGCTAACACTTTGTGGTTATTTATCCATCCTTTATCAATCAGACATATATCGAAATCAGCATTTAACACGTCACGGTCAATTTCATAGGGACGCATATCTCAATACCCCTCATAGCCTCTTTTTATTCTATATTCTATTCTGCCAACAATCTGATCTATTCTCGATCTGGATAAGTGATATTTCCTAGCAAGGTCTGCCTTTTTGTACCCTTGGACATAATCACTGTAAATGTCCTTGTTTCTTTTTTGGTGGCTCGAATAATCCCTTATCTTTTTATCGCAAGTATGAATGTTTTCCCAACCAATTATCTGCCTTAGTCTAGCCCCTCCAAGCAGGAACATCTTTGACAATTCTTCTAAGGTGGCCTCCTTGGCAAGGTACAAAGACCTTATCTTCAAGTTTCGATGATAATGAGGAGACACATGAACTCTATTAACGTGACCACATGTGGGGCATTTGCCAGTTTCAATTATCCAATCGCTGTCTTTGGAAAATCTTGGAAAACTTTTCATCAATACCCCCTCAACCCTTCACCGTAGTCGCTCATCAACTTCGCCTCCAGTTCAGCACCCTCAGGCGCAGCGTAGTTAAAACGATCTTCCTCGAACCCTCCCGGCTGAGAGGCGTCCTCGATGACCCGGGCCAGGAAGTTCTTGGGTTTATTGGTGGTTTCCAACTGCAGCCAAAGCTGAAGGGCCGCGGCCAGGTAGCCCAGGGCGGCCACCGGCGGGTATTTCTCTATCTGGATGGGTTTGTCCTGGGGGAGGTTGCGAATATGTCCCCGGATCGGAGAGTCGCCCAGGAATAGAACCTGTTTGTCCAGCCGAGTAAGCTCACGCACCGCCTGAAAGCACAGGGAAGACAGGTCGCCTTTATCCACATAGGGCGGGGGAGTCAGGGGAATAGCGTCGTCGGTCTTGGAACCTTCGTAGAAAGCCCCTACCAGCCCTTCGCTGGAAGTGTCGGCGTAGAAGGCGTGGGGTTCAAGGGCTTTGTGCAGGACCACACACCTCTCCCGGAGGGCCTGGAGGCCTATCTCCTCGAACTCGGTCTCTATCTCGGCCCTGTAGGGCGAATCAGGCACCTCGTTGTCCCAGGTCACCCGAACCACCAGGGCATAAGCCGGCCGGAGATGGAAGGGCCACGCTATCGAAGCGAAGTATTTAGTTGCTTGGGCCATTAGAGATCACACCCCTCCCAGAAAGCCACCTTGCCGTAACTCCGGGCCATGACCTCGTAGTTAAAAGCATGCCGGAAGTGCTCCACGCCCAGCTTGACGTAGACATACTCTTTAGAGCCGGTGTCTTCGTCCTCTTCCAGCTTCTTAGCGACGTTGTGCAACTGCTTGGCGAACTCCCGGGTGATGGCGCTTTCCCGGGGCAGCCCCACCTGGGCCTTGCTGATCTCCGCATGGCTGGCGTCCAGGCTTTCGGTGCGGTTGCAGGCCACCGTCAGGTCCTTCTCGTTCCACTTGTAGGCGCCTTTCTGGTGGCGCAGGTAGTAGTTAAGAAAGACTCGACCCCGGAACCGCTTGGCGAACTCCCGGGCGTTCCTGGTCTCCGGCAGGGCATCCACCACGCAGCGGGCCACGTTGAACCGGTTCATCAGGTCGTCAATCTCCTCCCAGTCCCGGTAAATCTCCAGGTGGACGATCCGGTCCCGGCCCCCGCCCCGCTTCCCAATGACCACATGGAGGTCTTTGCCCTGGTCCACGCCCATGTAGCAGGGCCCGGGGTCGGATGAGGCTATCCCTTCGTTGCCACACAGGGCCAGGACCTCTTCCACACTCAAACGGTTCTCCGCCTCGATCCAGGCCACGCCGATTTGCAGGTTGTAAAGGTCCCGGAGGTTATCGGCAGTCTGAAAAGCCTTGAGGATCTCAGCAGCCGGCACGAAGTGAGAGAACAGCTGCGAGTAGTGGTAACCCCTGACCTCAGTCACCCTGGGCCGCCTGGCCACCCACTCGCCGGCGTCCAGGTCAAGCTCGGTCTCGCATTTCTCACAGACCCTTAGCACCTGGTCCCCCACCACCTTGAAGCATCGGGGGATCTCCGGCGGCTTGTACTCCATGAATATCTCTGTCAGGTTGTTGTAATGGCCGCACCCGGGGCATTTCAGGAGCCAGTACCGTTGGTCAGTCTCCTGCCAGGCCTTGTCGATGCCGTAGTCCGGCAGGGTGGGGTTGGACAATTTGAGGCTCTCCCGGAACTCAGAGTGACCCATGCGCTGCATGGCCATGGCAATCCGATCCTGGGGGGCCTCGTCAAGCTCGTCAAACACGATCAGGTCAACCGGGATGGATTTCAGGCCCACTGTGCTCACCATGCCCCTCAAATATAACATCGCCGTGTCCACCCGCTTTATCCCAGCCGCATCCGTGTCGCTGATCCAGGTCCCCAGGGTGTCAGGATTGTCATCAATAAGCGGCGAGATCCGACCCCGGGAGAAGTCAAGTACGTCGGTCTTGCTGGGGAACAGGTACAGGATGCCCTTGTAGCCGCCGTATTTGGCGCCGTAAAAAGCCCGGAGCATGGCTTTAGTGGTCAGGCCCATCTGGGCGGCCTTGAGCTCTACCTGGTTGGGGTGGGTATCGGTGTAGGGGAGGCGAAGAAACTCGTGCTTGTGGAAGGTAAAGGGGCGGCCGTCGAGGATGACGGGGGTTGATTCGGCCCAGGAGGATAGCGTTGCGTCTGGTTGGTGCTTAATTCTCAGATAATTCGCTATTCCTGTTTCTAATGTCCTCAAGCAGGGCTGCAAGCTCGTCCTCCTGGAGATCGTCCAGTGATTTTATTTTTCTGATTTCCACCTTGTCGGTGAACATTTTCAAATGACGCCCAAGTAATTCGAGGGCTTTGTTAGCGCCAGATGCCTCGAAGCGAAACTCACCAGTAGGGTTTCCTTCCTTATCCAGAACTTCCACAGCCTGTACACAGCGTTCATGGACGTTTAGCAATCCCTTGATCACATAATCTTGGTCAACCTGTGTTCGCTCTTCCCGTTTTCTTAGTTGTCGGTCAATTTCTGCTGAGATTAGAGTTTTTTGTAGTAACTGCCAACCTATATATCCAGCCATGCGCTTGCTATATCCAGCCCGTATCGCCGCCTGCGTGGCATTAAGGTCGATGATGTATTCCTGAACAAATCTCTTCTGCTTCGGATTCAGCTTGCGCTTTTTAGTTTCCATGACCCTAAAAAGCGGGCCTCCCGGTTCCGGTATCCGAGAGGCCCTTGTCAAAAGGAGGGTTAGAGGTTGATGAGGTGCTACTATGTGAAGAAGGAGGAACCATGCAATTCTAGTAAAGCCTCTTTTTTCATGTTGTCAAGGTTTTTGGTGACAATTTCCCTCCACCTTATGACCATTTCGTAGTTTTTTCACCAACTTCCTCGCATACTTCCGGGCCGCCGGGACCCAGGGTTCATCCCGCTCGACGACAATTTCGATGTACTGTTCCAAAAATGCAATCCTGACCTCCGGTGAAGCGTCTCGCCCGACTCGATGGGTTCCAAGGTTGTCTAAAAACATCTTCTCATCCCTGAGACCGTAGGGACGGCTGGGGTTTTTGGATTCGAGTCGGCGCTTAGTCAAACTCACCCCCACAACTGCGTGTTAAGCCCTTAGTTATCAGTTCTCCTGGCAAACTCTGCCAAAAGCAATGCCTCGGCCCGATTATGATCTTTCTTTCGCTTGAGCTTGTCAGCCATTTGGGGGAAAATGCGCCTTGCCCGGTCCCGGCTCATTTCCTTGGTGTCTCCTTTGGGCATGGAGTCGAATATTAGCTTTTTCCACTTCCGGGGGGTCACGTAGTCAAAAGGAATGCCCAAGGCTTCCAGTCTACCTATCCAGGTTCCGAAATTAACTCCGAATTTAAATGTGCTGGATAGTCCCTGTTTCGGCATGGCTGACACTTTTTCGATAATAGCTTTCATTTTAAAACCGTCATCGTCTGCGAGCATCTTTAGCCATTCCAGACATTCACCATCTTCAAAGTCTAAAATCTGGCATGTTGTTTTTGGGTCGGGATAGATAACTGCCATGGCCCCCGTAGCTCCTGGATCTATACCGATGTAGATTTTTTTCATTTTTTTTGCATTTTTTCCTTGACATACGGGAAACCCCGTATTATCCTATAATTAACAAAACGACAGGAGGATAATCCGATGACCAACGCCAGAACCAAATTGTTAATTTATTGGGACACAAGCGATCCCCAAGACAACGGCTGGGCTTATCAATATTGGGGCTATGATGATGCTGGGTATATGTCCAACGTTGATTCTGGAGGGCTTTCCAACACCAACTTTGAAGCCTCAGACAAAGAACTTCTTGAAGAGGGAAAAACTCTCGGCTATACATTCGATGAATTTGAAATTGTAAGACAATGACCCCCGCTGACCTCAAAGCCATCCGCCGCCGCCTGGGCCTCACCCAAAAGGGTCTGGCCCAGGCTCTCACCAATCTGGATTGTCCCACCTCTCCCCGCACCGTGGAGGGGTGGGAGCAGGGCCACCCTCGGACCCCTATTCCCCGGTGGTTGCCTGCTGTCATCCAGCTCATGTTAATGGCCTCCCCGGAATAACTCCCACTTCTCCCAAGGTTTGGGGCAGACCTCAATTCCTGCCCCGCATTTCTCATTCTCCCAGTGCCAGCATTGCCAGGTATTCAGGGGCGGCTCGCTTTGGCACCATGGGATATAAATTGGGCAGTCTTGTTTTAATTCACTCATGGCACAATCCCCGCCCGTTGAAGGCGCTTTCTTGCCCGTTCAAACATCTCCTTATTGCTAAGATACGGACCCTCAATGTTACCTGGCTGACATCCTAAATAATGACCAGTACACCGGATGCAAGCATCGTTCAAACCGCCATCATTTTTAACGTCAAACCCATACGCTTTACAAAACAGGCATGTCTCCGGACCAATACAAATTTGTTTCTTAATCCACCGTTGCCACTTTTTCTCAGTGGCCACCGCCAGTAAGATTTCACGCTCGTTTCTCTCGGTCATATCTCATCCAGGTCTTCAAGTTTTTGTCTTGCTTTCATAAAATCTTCCAGCAACACAGGCACATCCTCTTCATCGCTTGCAATAAATCTTTGCTTAACACTTTCATATTCCCGCCACGCCTCCAGCCGCTCTTTTAAATTAGTAATTTCTGTTGTGCTCATATCTTCCCCAGGTCTTTGAGTTCGTTTTCTATTTCCTTATTAATTTCATTGTTAGGAAAGCCCATTCGTTTTAGATATTCCCTTAGAAGTCCGGCATATCTTTTTTGACACGCCTCAAACTTCTCATTTAGCCATTCAATTTCAATTCTCAGGTCTTTGCAAAGCTCAAGTTGCTCCTCTGTCCACTCCAGCCGCTCCGCTTGGGCGTCTATCTGGCGCTCATAGCACATTCTGCCCCTGTGATAACCTGGCTCACAATCCATCTTGACCGTCCAACAATCATAGGTTGTGGCACGAGACTCACCACATATTTCCTCAGCCCCACAAAACGGGCAAACGCTCATTTTGGCTTTCTCCTGAGTGGTACTAAGTCCTGCTTTTCATTGGGCCATGTACTCATGAGCCTGTCCAGATTATCCCTTATCATTCTCTGCCAGATGTCTTTCCATATTTGATCCATTGCTTTGACCCTCAA